CAACGGGCTACGACCGTTGGGGAACAGGTGGGGGGAATACGCCGCTCGTGGCCATGCCGGAGCGGGTCACAAGCTACGGCATCGGGAACGGGCAGGCGCACGCCTATGCCAGCAAGGAAAAATCCGGGACACTGGACACCATGCACGATGCGCAAGCTGTGGCAATCGAATATTCCGGCTGCCTGAATCCGTGGGACACACAGGCCCGGCGCGTATACGGTGAGGAGGGAACATTCCCTGCATTACCATCCAGAGAGACAGCGGGCGGAAACCAACAAGCGGTGCTGGCCGAGCAAAGAACAAGGTGGATCGTGCGCAGGCTGACACCAACAGAGTGCGAACGGCTACAGGGCTACCCGGATGGGTGGACGGACATTGGAGAGTGGACGGACACCAAAGGAAAGAAACACAAGCCGGCGGACAGCCCACGGTACAAGGCACTGGGAAATAGCATTGCTCTTCCGCAGTGGTTCTGGATTGCCCAGAAAATGAAACCGTACATGGGCGATGGGGCAAAGTTGGGAAGCTTGTTTGACGGAATCGGCGGTTTCCCGCTGGTTTGGGAAACTACATACGGCACCGGAACCGCCCGGTGGGCATCGGAAATTGAAGAATTTCCCATTGCTGTCACGAAGAAGCACTTCCCGGAAAGGAAAGCACATGAAAATTGACGTAGGAAAAATCGCCCTAGTGGCGGTTATGATCGCCGGTATACAGACCAGCGCACTTTACCATCGGATCAATGATCTGGAATGCCAGCGGGATATTTACAAGTCCAGGTATGAGGACTGGGAGGGCGTATCGAAAGAAGTTGCAGAGTACGCCGACACCCTGCGGGATTCGCTGAAAGCAAGGGACCGGCTGGATGGAAAACTGCTGGTGGAGGACGCTGGCGATTTTCTCTGCACGGCCTACTGTACAGAAAAGCGGGAGCACATCTGCGGCACCGGCACGGGAATCACCGCCAGCGGCGCACCGGTGGAAGCTGATGTGACGGTGGCTGCTGACCCGGATGTGTTCCCGTTCGGAACTGTCCTCTATATTGAGGACGTGGGAGTGAGAATTGTTCAGGACACCGGTGCCGACATTCAGGGCAAGCGCCTGGATGTGGCTGTTTCTGGGAGCCATGCTGATGCGCTCCACTGGGATGGCTACGGCCAGCACCGGGTTTGGATTATCCAGGAGGCGGAATGAAATGCAGAAAGCAATCGCCATTGATTTTGATGGGTGCTTGTGCGTGAACAAGTACCCGGAAATCGGAAAACCAATCCTCCACGTCATTGATGAAGCCAAGAAGCAGCAGGATGCCGGTGCCGGGCTGATTCTCTGGACTTGCAGACAGGGCAAGGAACTGGAAGAAGCTATTGCGGCCTGCGAAAAGTGGGGGCTGCACTTTGATGCAGTCAACGAGAACTTGCCCTCCTGGAAAGAGTTCTTCAAGAACGACACCAGGAAAGTAGGAGCCAACGAATACTGGGATGATCGAGCAGTAATTGCGGATCAGACCTATATTCTGCGTAGTGATAAGTGCTTCAAGGAGAACCAGAAATGAATCTGCCAGATAAAAAATACGCTGTTATTTACGCGGATCCACCATGGAGTTACCACCAGCACGGGACGGGGCCGAAGAGCCGAGGAAATGCAGCGAAGCATTATCACACGATGACCGTTGAGGACATTTGCGCGCTGCCGGTTCGCCAGCTTGCGGGGGGGGGGCAGGGATGTGCACTGTTCATGTGGGCGACATTCCCGACCATCCCGGACGCGCTAAAAGTTATGGAAGCATGGGGCTTTACATACAAAACGGCAGCATTTGTCTGGATCAAAAAATATAAATCGGGCGGAAACTTTTATGGCATGGGCGCGTACACTCGCGCAAATGCAGAGGTTTGCTTGCTTGGAGTAACGCCTGGATTTAAGGCAAAAGAGTTGGTCAAAAGCCATGCGGTGCATCAAGTAATCGAATCTCCGATACAGGCTCACAGCGTAAAGCCGGACGAGGCCCGCCGCCGGATCGTTGAACTGTTGGGCGATGTGCCCCGAATTGAATTGTTTGCACGTCAACGCGCACCCGGATGGGATGCGTGGGGCGATGAATTGAAATAAACGGAGGAAAGAAAAATGGATGGACTGGTAAAGACGCTGGGGATCCTGTTGCTGTTGCTGGGATTGGCACTGTGGGTGGCGGTAATATTTCTGGTTCCTGCTGCGCTGGTCAAGTTCTGCTGGCTGTATCTGTTCGTGTAATGACAGCAAAAGAACTGCTGACTGCAAGGAACAGGCTTTGCGGCAAGACACGGAACAAAAGAATCTTCCTGCCATGCAAGGGCTGCCCGCTGGACAAACTCCGGGAACCTGGAATGACCTGCCGGGATAGCGTGCTGAAACACCAAGCAGAAGCGGAAGAACTTCTGAAAACGGAATAGCGACACTCCACTATATAGGCCGCCCACTGCGGCGGCCTTTTTTCATGAGCATGGGAACAGGCCCAACCCGGTTCAACTCCGGGATTGCCCAAAATCAAAAGGAGGATGTGCCGGTGCAGAGATATTATATCCTGCTGAAAGCGTCTGGCGGATACAGCTTGCCGGAATGGTTGCCGTACAGGTTGGATGCTGTCAGCGCAGAAGAAGCCATCAAGAAAGCAAAGAAGCTGGCCGAAACTCACTATCTGGAATACACGGATTTTGAAGTTCAGCTGATTGAGAACGAAGGGAGAAGCAAATGAAGCTGGCAGCAATCGCAAAACTTATCAAGGCTGACGAGTATTGCAAACTCTACAAGGTGATCTATGACGTGGGTTCTAACTACGACTTGTACATCGGCACCAAAACGGCAATCTTCCCGCTGACTGGTTTCCCGAAAGCACAGAATGAAAGCGAACTGGCAACGCTGCTGGGAATCAGCAAGAAAGAGTGGGCGGATATTCAGTTCGGTGCTGATTATTGCCCGAACGGCATCAATGACATCGAGGGCATGAGCCTGGAAGATACGGCGGACGGAGAGATGGACTGCGTAACAGGCAGAATCAGCATCCGGTACTGTGGGTGCGAACTGCTCCCTATGATTGAGCCGACTTCTGGGACGGTCGGGTTTGTGGATGCAAAGCAGATCATGCCGGTGGCAGATGAAATCCGCAAGAGCGGATATTTCAAATACTGTGTGCGGAAGATGGCGAGCGGTGGCCGCTATTACGTCATTAAAGATGGCATGGTGGTACGCGGCGCAATGCTCCCTGTGAAACTGGAACCCGCGGCAAAGCAGGAAATGCGCGCCCTTACCGACATGGTGATGAAAACCAAGGACTTTGCAGATGTTGAGGACTTGAGCGAGCGAGAGAACGAAAACGATGGCTGACAAGTACATCAATGCGACAAAGCTGATTGAGCGACTTAAAGAGGAAAGGACACATAGCCTAGCATCGGAAGCATAGAATCCAGCGCTTGTCGGAACAATGCTGGAACTTAAAACCAAGCACATCCTGGGCGAGATTATTTCCGTCTTGGAGGAAGAACCTGCAGCGGATGTGGTGCCGTGTCCGGCCCCGAACTGGCCGATTTGTCAGAACTGCGGTAAGCCGATGGTGTACTGCGGAGAGGAAAAGACCGGGGATATTGTCTGGAAGCGGTATAGCTGCAAGGATTGCTATAACCAAAATGTTGCAAGAAGGGTGACAAACAACGATGCGTAAAGTTTTGAAACTGCTGGCCTTGACCGCCTGCGCTGCTGCGCTGTGCGGAACGATGACAGGATGCGAAGAAGTCAAGGACGTAGTGACCAGCGAAGAACCGGTCAGGACGGTATATGTTTACCTGCCGGACGGAACCTTACTGGACAAAGGACGGGCAGACAAAGTGAGTTCATTTGTGCACAATGATCGTATTGTGAAAGTCACAATTGACGGGAAAACGTATGAAACCAGCTGGGCCAATGTGGTTTTGGTGGAGGAATAACATGGACGCTGTGAAGAATGACGTGAAGCGGCTGGTCAAAATTGAACTGGCCGCAGCCAACAAGAAGTTTCGGATGTTTGCCGGGCCGCATGAGGGCGTGGCGGTCATCCAGGAAGAAGCGGTGGAAGCTGCACAGGAAATGGATGGTCTGCGCCGGGAACTTAATGCTATGTGGATGGGCGTTTACTCCAATAATCCGCAGATCTCAACGAAAGGCGTATATGACCGGGCTGTTGCTCTGGCCGTGGAAGCCATCCAGGTGGCAGCAATGGCCAGGAAGTTCGACCGCAGCCAGCGCCGCCATTGGCCGGGAGCAAAGGAGCCGCACTATGGCGAAGAAGAGTGATGCGCCGGCAGAAATCAAAACCATCACGCTGACCATGAGCCGCCCGGTGGCGGAAGCTGTACAGGCTGCCTGCGAGTGGTACTTGCGCCTGCACATGGGACAGTTCTGGGACGTGGCCGATGATCTGTGCATGGCGAAGTTTTACTCTGACTTGGAAAATAACGCTTTTCAGAGCAAAGAGCAGCGGGAAAATGCTTTTGACGTTGCAATCGACCGCAGGGACACTATGCGGGAAGGAATGGAGAGGCTATATAACCGATGCGTCCTTTCCGCTCCTATCTCGGATGTGATGAAAGTACCGTACCGGGCAGAAATTGTCTGGTTGGTTATCCGGCACGCACTGGCCTGGCACGATAACCCAGAAGGTATGCCGGGCTGCGTCAGCTATTACGACCCGATGAACCGCAGCGACCAGCCGCAACCGAAAATCGAGTTGAAGCTGGACGCAGAAAAAGACGGGCCTACACACGATGGTAAGCACGGGGAGCGCTAAATATGACAGAAAAACAACTGTATGATGCCATTGAAGTGGAGAAAGTGCTTAGAACACTAGAGAAAAATTTCATGGGTGTTTCTCCACGCGGAAAAGAACAGGCAAATGTAGTGGCATTTGTAAGAAAACACATCTCAGCCATTCCAAAAGTTACCCCGGAGAATCTGCAACTGCTAACATACAACGAAGATGTGGAATATCAAAGCATAGATTCGTTCGCCTGTCACAACTGCGGAACATGGATAGAAAATTGGAACAAAGTTGAAGAAGATTCCGGCGGGTGCAGGCAAAATGCGGGATGGTATGTGCCGAAGCGTTGCCCGGAGTGTGGAGCAAAAATCATTTCGCATAAAAGCTGCGCATTTTGCAGGTGGCACTTGCAAGATGGAACCTGCTTCAACAAATTGGAAAAGAGGTCAACGACAGGCCCGGAGGATTCCTGCTGGATTTGGGAGGAACGCGAGTGACGGAAAATCCAGCAGGGCATAGAGTTTCGCACTGGATGCCACTGCCGGAACTGTCGAAAGGAGCTGACGAAGAATGAAGTACAAAGCGGAAGTTGTGGCCTATGAATCTTACGGCGAGGTTTGCGTAGGAGATTTTGAGGTCGAGGCAGACAACGAGGAAGAAGCGGACACGGCAGCCCGCCGCGCGGTCAAGAAGTTGCACCCGAATCTTGAAGATTTTGAGGTCATGAAGTTGGAGAAAGCGCAATGAGACAGAACGGAGCAATGTTTATCTGCAACCGTTGCCGGAAGCAGGTGTTTGCAGAACGGTTCGATGATGGTCTGTTTGACTAGAAAGCATTGGATGGCTGGGCGCTTGAAACGAAGAACGTTATTGGAGTTGGAGATTTGTGCCCAGAGTGCTACAAGCTGTACCGCGAAACGATGGGCCGTTTTTATGAGGGTGGCCGGCATGGAGGGTAAGACGGACGACTTCCAGAAAAAGGAAGAACGCGATCCTTTGAAACCCGCAAGGGACGCCATTGCAACTGCCATGCGGGCCGCCCAATTTGCGAAAGCGACCGGCACCCCGCTGCCGAAACCACTTAAATGGCAGCGCGGATTCTATGACGCTACCGGCGTGTTTCCATACGGATGGTATGAGTGCCCAGTGTGCGGGTACAGGACAGATTGGGAACCGCACGCCTGCCCGATTTGCCACACGCTGCTAGAACCGTGACGAGAAAGGAGCACAGGATAATGGAACCTGAAAGGACCTGCTGCACCTGCCGCTGGCACGAGGGCTACACATGGATCTGTTTCAACGGCGAATCTCCGAACTGCGCCGACATGACAGACCCGGAGAACACCTGCGAGTGCTGGGAAGTCAGAACGGAAGAGAACAACATCGGTGACTACGAAGTAAACTAATCAAGCCCTAATCAAGAATTATGCAAGTCCGTCATAAAATTGCCGCCCTGACGAGGCGGCAAGGGGCTTGTATGTGTAACTTAATCTAGCGACCACAGAAGAACACGCCGGGGAAAGCGGGGGTCAAGGGGGAGAAAACGAGGGCGGGTCTGTAGGGCTTGACGGAATAGGAAACTTAGAAAGACCTGCCCGGCGTTGTATCCCCCTTGTCCTGCGAAGCCGTGTGTTTGGTCCACAGAAAAGAAAATCCCAGTAGGACTTTGCGGAAGGAGGAAGTGAACGGTGCGGGCATGGTACATTCGGGAGCAGAAACACATTCTCGGAACATCCGATTATGCAGAAGTGGATCTCTTTGAAACAACGGACAAGGAACACACCGCGAGCACCCGCCGCAAAAGAGAACTGGCGACCTCCATTGCGCAGCAGAAGTATAACGACATGATAGCGAGAAGGTATTTCTGCCAGCTGGCCTATACGAATTTCGGGGAAAGCGACTGGGCGGTCACGTTTACATACGACCAAGACCACCAGCCCGCGCCCGGAGATTTTGACCAGGTAGACCGGGACTGGACGAATTTTACCCGCCGCTTGAAGCGCTTCTGCAAAAAGACGGGGCGGGAAGCATCCAAGTGGATGCAAGTTGCAGAATACAGCGTGGTGGACGAGGACGGGAAAGTTACCGGCAGACACCACCATCATGTGATCCTGCAAGGCAATCTGACATGGCAGGAAATCAAGGACTTGTGGCGCGACAGCACCGGGCGGCCGATGGGGCTTGTGAAAATTGAGCCTATCGACCTGACCTGTTCCAGCTTTGAGCGCTTGACAACCTACATGACGAAAGCCCGCGCCCGTATCCGGCGCTGGCGGCAGAGCCAAGGGCTGCAAAAGCCGAAAACCCCGCGCCCGAATGATACCAGATGGAGCCGCAAGCGCTTTGATGAAGCGTTTGCCCTGCCGGATGATCGTGAATACTGGGAGAAAAAATACCCCGGTTATACCCTGCGCGAGTGCGAACAGCACATCACGGGGAACAACACCAAACACCTGATCGTGAAATTGAAAAAGAAGCCGGACACCTGGCGGAAGAACAGGAGGAACCAGCCATGAGCACCAGACTGGAACTGGATGACCTGCCGCCGCGCTACCGTGCGCAGGCAGAGGCTCAGATAGCGGCAAGACAACGGGGAAAGTGTACCCATGCGCAGCCTATGGAGGAGGCCGCCAGCGCTGCGGGACGGTTGAGCAAAACTTTTGATTCCTACGGGGAGTATGTGTATTACATCGGCACCGTCTTGCCCGGCATTCAGTCCGGCAAGATCGTGTCGGCGGAACCGCACCCGAAGTGGACACTACTGCCGGAGGAAGAATACTGCGCGGTGAAACTCCCGGCGGCGCATTATACGGCGGACTATAAGCTCACCTATGCAGACGGACGGGTGGATGTGGTCGAGATCAAGTCGAAGTTTACCCGAAAAGCACAGCGGGATTATATCTATCGCCGCAGGCTTTTTATCGACCTCATAGCCAAACCGAAAGGCTGGGGCTTTGTCGAGATCATCACACCGGACACAAAAGCAGAAACAAAAGAGTGGAAGCGCCTGGCTGAACAGGCGGGAAAGGAACAATCATGGGAAAAAGCAGAGCAAGGATGCCGGCATTCTACCGGCAGAGCATCCAAAACGCGGTGAACCAGCAGATCAACATCAGCAAGTCGAAGCGCCGTACCATGCTGAACCGTGAGGCAATCGGGCAGGTGGTCTCGTATTGCACCATTGCAGCGGCACATGACCTCTGGGACTGGGGCGAGAAAGAATCCACTATCCTGACCCTGAAAATGAACAATGCTGCATCCCGGTACATTCTGGATCTCGACAAGTACGAGACACCGGAAGCCCGGAAGCGGTTAAGAGAGCGCACCGCCCACCTGATGCCGGAAGAGTTCTGGCTCCCGGCGGGTGATCTGGTAGGCTCTGAAAAAAAGTTGCGCATTCTGGCGGAGCGCCGCGATGCCGCAAAAATGATTATCCGCTTTATGGCGGAATCGCTGGAAGAAATGGGATACACCCCTGAACAAATCGAGGCTGTGAAGAAAGAAGCCAAGGCGAACTATGCCCAGTTCCTTGAATGGAGCAAGGACGGAGAAGAGGTGGCCTATGACCGTCTGCGCCGCGTCATTGAGGACATCTACGGCGTAGGTGCCATGGTGGAGCGCGTGGAGGGAGAAGATCCTATTTTCGGTAAGCCCCTTTTCAAGAAAGATTTTTGAATTTTGGGAGGATTGAGCAGTGAAGGTACACGAGGCGGAAGTAATCTTGAAGTATTATGCAGACATCCCGCAGCGGATAGAGATCATCCGCCGCCAGTGTGCCGCGCTGAACGATGAAATAGACCCTATGCGGGGCATGGGCACCGATGGGATGCCCCACGGCGGGGCACCTGGGGACAGCACAGCAGCAATGGCCTGCAGGATGGAAGAACTGGGCATCGGCGAACAGCTGCGCCAGCTGGAACGGCAAAAGGAGATTTTGCTGAAAGATCAGCACACTATTCAGGTACAAATGAATTGGCTGGATAGTGGCCACAATCTGATTTTGACGGAGTTCTACATCAGCCACAAAAAATGGCACGAAGTACAGCAGCAGGTGCCGTACAGCGTGCAGCACTTGAAGTATCTGCGGAACGTGGCTCTTGCGCAGCTGGGCCGGGGTCTGGAACGGCTCCCGGGGTGTGCCGCTCTATTATCGCGTGCGTTAAACACGCGCGAGGACAAGCCGCGGGCGGATGCATGGGCGGAGGGCGATATTCTCTTATAGGCAAGGCGGCCTATGGAACCTCATGCGCAGGCGCTTCCGCAAAATCGTGTCCACCATCCGCAGAAAAACAAACACGACTACCACGAAAATCTGAAAACAGGCATAGAAATAACCCGGCGGACAGTTGGCCTACCGGGTTTCGTGCAAAGGAGGACAAAGCTATGGGAAAGAAGCATAAAAACAAGGTTCGGGTGCTGCCCGGAAGGATGTATAGGCTGGTACGGAGTGACAGGAGCGTATACTGCGACGCAGAGAATGTGCTCAAAACCTGCTTTATCAGAGAAATCAAAGAGCAGCAGGCCGCACGGGAAGAGGGCGAACTGTGCCGGTTCGTGAGGATGGCACCGGATGGTGGCGTTGAATTGATTTCAAACGCAGGTGCCGTAGTCCGCTTCAAGAACACAGGAGATCTTGTGAAAACACTGCGTTTCGCAAAAGATGTGCTGAGAATTACGGAGGTCTTGAAAAATGGGAATCAAAATTGAACTGACCGATGATGAAATTATTGAACCGTCTGGCGGAATAGCAATGTTTGACCTTCCGGGCAGAGAATTTCCAGGGAACGAGGATGTGCTGTTTGATCTGCGCTGGTCTGTGATTCCGCGGAGAGAGGGCGGAATTGAAGTCTTTGGAGGAAATGATGGCAAAATAGTCCTAGAATCGGAAGAAGAGGTAAAGGATCTGTGCGAAGCTATGATACGTCAAATTAGAGCAAAACCGATATTCTCGGATTAAGGAGAGCCGCTGCTGGACTGCAGATCTGAAAGGCGGGCAGCTGAACCGGCTTTTTGAGCAACACTTTTGACTTTTGCCCAGTTCGTATCAGATCGGATGTTTTCAAGAAATTTAAGCCCGTCAGGTCATCGACCCGGCGGGCTTTTTGGATTTCGTGATTTACTTTTCGTGTGGCTGCTCTGGATCCGGCGGTGCGTGGCGCTTGATGATGATCTGCGGTTCGTTCGGGTCCCGGCCTTCCTCCGCGTTGGCCTGGGCAATCTGTTCAGCCAGGCCGACCGGCAGGCCGTTTTCATCCAGCGGCCCGGTGTAGCCCTCGTAGTCCACAATGTCGATGCAGGGCGGCTCCGGCACCGTCTTGTAGTAGCGGCCATCCTCGTAGTTCAGGTCCGTTACCCGGTTCCAGTAGCAAATATCCCCGTGCTGCTCCTGGGCGGCTTCCATTGCGTCCCTGGCCTGCTCTTCCGTCAGGCCATCGAACAGCATCCGGGTGCCATCCCCGAAAGCGGCGACCAAACGCCAAGGGGCGAAAAACTCAACTTCATCCATGAAAATACTCCATTTCGTGCCGTTTCCGTGAATGAGTTGGGGTTTTGGGTACGGAAAAGTCCAATTCATTCACAAAAAAGTGAATTTCGTGTACAAAATCAGCGATTCGACTTCGTGGGGATGTAGCCATGCAGGCAGCGATTAAAACCGCGTTTCGTGAGGGCATCAGTAACTCTGTCCTCTGGGAAGTAGTAAGTAGACCCGTCTGCCGTGGGCGCCGCCCCGGCGGGATACTCTGCGCCGGTGTACCAATCTGTTTCCGTGTCATACTTGCGGTGCAGGTACTTGTAAACATCGCGCTGGGCTTTGTCGAACACCTCCACGAAAGAGAAGGACGCACAAGGCGGCAACTCCTTTGCTAGCATGGGTGCGTTCTGCGCCAGCCATGCAGCCATTACGGTTTTAGCTGCATTTCGTTTCGGCTTGCCTTCCCGGTGCACTAGATCCAGCAGCTGCACGACAAGGGGTTTAGGCAGATCGTTCAGCACTTCTTCCAGCGGGTAAGGGTTTTCGTGCAGGAGCGGCGAGGTGCGCAGTTCCGGCACAAGATCCAGATCGTGGCAGGTGATGGGCTTCTGCCGGTCATCCACACGCTCACTGGTGTGGGAAAGCATTTCCTTGATTTCGTTCTGTGCTGCATCGGAAAGCTGCTCCACCAGGTCGAGGCAGTCTGCAAAACTAAGCTGCGCTTCGTTCCGTTCGCCGGTGCTGCGGCCGGTCTTATAGGCTGCGTCAATGATACCCAGTTCCATAGCAAGGCGGAAAACGTGCTTGCAGGGCTTTTTCCGGCGCACAAAATCGTTGCAGGTGCAGCTTGCAAGGCTGGTCTGATACGGTTCTTTGCCGGACCCGTAGAAAACACCGGTTTCGTGTTCCTTGTCAATGCTGATGGGGCTGGTTTTGCTCTGCTGGGCGCTGGCAAGGCGCTTCTCTTCGTCCGCGTCTGCTGCGTGCTCTGTCCAGGGGCCAAATGCAGGGATCATAGTCATAAGTGGGAACCTCCTTGTCAAATTTCGTTACATCAATGATAGATTAAAACGCAAACAAAAGCAATAAAAATACAAGAAGATTTCGTGACGGAATACGAGAATAACCCCGGCGGGCTGCCGGGGCAGGCTGTCAGAACGGCAGGCCGGTATAGTTGCGCATGGGCAGAGCATCGGCGGCGGGAACCAGCATATTAAGCAGCTGCCGGTATAAGGCCGGGTTTGCCGCACGCTGGGCGCGGAAGTCCTCCAGAAACTGTGCCTGCGCTGCCAGATCGGCCAGGTTTTCGTCATCCACGTTATAGCACTGGCACTGATCCGGCCCGGCGGAGTATATCCAACATCGAACCATGAAAACACCTCCTTCCTATTTCGTGATATGCCCGGCGGGATGCTGGGCTGTGGGGCTGGGCCGCTTTATCCGGTGCGGACCCTGCCAGGGTTTCCGGTTTCGTGTCAGGCGTGGAGCTGCAGGAACGTGCTCTGTGTGGGGATCAGGTGGCGGGAAAGGGTGTCGGTGTAGCTGGCCTCTCCCTCGTAGCTGTCCACCACCCGGCGGTCTGCGGCGGCCATGTCGTGGTAACTCTTTTTGCCGTAGGTGGGCGGCAGCCAGCCCTTGCGCTGCCCGGCGTAGAGGTTGAAGGACTTCAAAACATCCGTGTTCGTAAACTCAATGTGGCAGGTGCCTTTCTTGTAAAACGTGGCGGTGAAATAGTGCAGCTGGATCTTCTGGGTCTGGCCGCTCTTTTCGGCGGCATCCAGGGCGGCGCGGAGTTCGTCCCCGTTGTAGGGCTTGCCGTTCGTGTCCAGGAAGTGCAGCACCCGCTCGATCTGGGCCATCTTTTCGTTGACATTCCAGCGGGGATAGAAACGGCCATCGTATGTATCAAAGGCGTTGCAGTGGAAAATCACCTTGCGGTTGATCTTGTAGGCGGAGTTCGTGCACCAGCCGTTGTAGTAATGCACATTTTGGGAATACTCTGCGTTATAGTGCAGGTTCGTCCAGTCGTCGAACAGCTTTATAATTTCGTGGTCGATGCTGGAAAGAAGATTTCGTGAAATTTCTTCCCGGACGGTCAGAATGTTGTACGCGCTGAAGTCGTAGCCTTCAAGCTCTTTGATTCGCTTCTGGTAATCCTGCTGCATTTCGTAGGTCATCGCATCGAACAGCTGCGGCATTTCAAACAGCTGTTTCCAGTACATCCCGCGCAGTTCCCGGATAGCGTCGTTATAAGATTTCGTGAAAGCCATCACGGGGTTTTCTTTCTTACCAGCGCCGGCAGAGGAAAACAACGACTTGATTCCGTTGTACTCTTCATAGATCCGGCGCACACCCTCTGCGGCGGCGTTGTACCGCTCAATGGCTGCCGTGATGGGGTCGGAAGATACCAGGGCGGCAAACTCCGGGTTTTCTTTCAAGCGCTCTGCGGTTTCATTTTTCAGATCCAGCCGGATCCGGCTTACCGGTTCACGCTGGGGAATGTCCACCGATACAAGCGCTACCTCAACACGGGCAGCCCGGCGGGCGTTCTTGAAAGCATCCGGGATGTATTTTACCGTGGCGTGCAGCTCTTCCAACTTTGCGGCCAGCTCTTTCCGTTCGTTGGTGCAGGGGTTGCGCAGGGTTTCGGCGTTCAGCAGGCACCGCACCTTGCCGCCGTCCTGCATGACGTCCAGCGCTTTGAGCAGGTGCGCGGCACCAGCGGAGAAAGGCGGATTCATGACGATTGCGGCGTATTTCGTGGTGGGCCGGAAGGTCAAGAAATTATCGTGCACCACCCGGAAACCGTCTTTCTTCAGCACGGCGCGGAAGTCGCTGGAAAGCTCGATGCAGTCAAGCTCTGCGCTTCGCGCCTTTTCCTTGTCGTAGCGGTCAACCTCGCCGGTCTTGTGGTCGTGGTGGACGTTGAACGCCAGAGCGTGGACCTGACGCGCAAGTGCTCCATCACCGGCGGACGGTTCAAGGATGGGTTTCGGGTAGGTGGTGAACCCGGATTTTACTTCCCGCAGAGAGAAAACCATATCAAAGGCCAGACTGTCCGGCGTGGGGTAGAAGTCCAGGGAATCGTTTGGGGTGGTCATGGTGTAAACCTCTTTTCGTGTTTCGTGATATGCCCGGCGGAATGCTGGGCGGTGGGGCGGGGCCGCTTTGTCCGGTGCGGCCCTGCCAGGGCATCCGGTTTCGTGTCAGGCGTTGAGCTGGTAGCCGCGGCGGGCACAGATGAGGCGGAGCCGGGCGGCGACGATCTGCTGGCGGACCGCTTCGGGCCTGCCGGTGCACTGGGCTTCCCGGCGCAGGTCTTGCAGTGTCCACTGCTGACGGATGATCTCGCGGGCCTGTTCAAAGATGTTGTCAAACTTCTTCATGATTTCGTTCTCCTTTCGTATCATGCAAACAGGCGGTTGCATACCTGCTGTATTTCGTCATTCGCCTTCATCGGGGCAATGAGCACGGACACGGCGGCGCGTTTTGGGTCTATGGTGTCTGTTGCCAGGATGGGCGCAAACGGGCTGTTGCTGCCGTGGTAAACAAATTCGTGATGATCCACAAAAGCGTCATACTCCGAATTTATCATGATGGGCCGGGACCCGTTGCGGAACATTCGGAACGTGCCCCAGATCTTGCCCTTCATTTCGACTTCCTGCAAAAGTGAAGTGCGCTTGACCTCTTCTTTGCAGTCGCTCAACTTCTGGAACATCTGCGCGGCGGTCAGCTGGTGCGGATCGTTGGCCACAAACCCGTCATCACTGGAAACGATGGTCACACCATCGGCGGGGGCCGCCTGCATGGTCACGGGCTGGATCACTTCCGGGTAAAGGACGGCGGGCAGCTTGAACGCTGCATAGCCGGTGAAGATGTACACGCTGCCGCCCTGGCAGGTGACGCGCACGGCGTTGTTGTTCTTGGCCTGGCCTTTCAGATAGGCGGTGATCCTCTTCACGTTCAGGCCGGCGGGGGCGTTGCTGGATGCTCTTTTCATATTGCAAAAACTCCTTTTCGTGTTTCGTTCTGCTTTTCGTGCCCGGTGCGCTGCCGGGGTAGTGGGGCGGGGCCGCTTTGGCCGGTGCGGCTCTGCCAGGGTTTCCGGTTTCGTGTCAGGCGGTGAGCAGGTAGCCACGGCGGGCACAGATGAGGGCCAGACGGGCGGCGGTGATCCGCTGCTGCACCTCTTCGGGGCGGCCGGTGCACTGGGCTTCCCGGCGTAGGGCCTGCAGTGTCCACTGCTGGCGCAAAACCTCGTTGATCTGGTCGATGACGTTGCTAAACTTTTTCATGGTTCAAACTTCCTTTCGTCTTTCGTTTTGTGGTGATCCTCCCGGCGGGGTGCCGGTGGGAAGTGGGGCGGGGTTGCTTTGCCCGGTGCAGCCCTGCTAAAGTTTCCGGTTTCGTGGCGGTGGATCATGCCAGCAGACCGGCGGCGATGCTCTCAAAGTCCAGCTGCTTCACCGGCGCTTCATCCAGCACGGCCACGGCGGCGGGGGCCTGCTTTGCGTCCTCTACGGCCTTCCGGGTCTTGCGCCAGGCATCCAGCGCGGCGGCCTGACCCTTGCGGTCGGTTTCGGGGACAGCCAGGAAAGCGGCCTTTGCTTCCCGCTCTGCCTTGCGGAGCACATCCGGGGCGGGCTTTTTCGTGGCGGCGGGCTTGCTGGCCTTTTTCGTGGGCAGCGGATCGACGTGCACCAGCTCCGGCAATTCGTGGTGCTCTTCGGTGATGATGGGGGCCGGGGTGCTGGCGGTCTGCTCTGCTGCTGCCTTTGCGGCCTTGCGTTCTGCGGCCAGCTTTTTGTTATACTCCATAATGGCGGCGACAGATCCGAAGCGGCCGGCGGGGGCCTGCTTTGCGTCGTGTACCTGTAAGCAGCTGAACAGGTGCGATTTCGTGGGGTAGAAATGCGGCGCGGGGGCTGCTTCCTTGCCCTCTGCCTCTGCCGCTTCGCGCTGGGCCTTGCTGGGGCGGGTGGTGTACTTCCACAGGTAGCATTCAATCAAATGCGTTTCGCCCTTCTTGACGCTCTTGCCTTCTTTCTTCCAGTGATCGAAGGTGTGCAGCTCTGCCGCTGCAAGGATGATTTCAACGTCTGCGATGGTGGCGGGCTGTTCGTCGCCGTTCTCGTCGGTGGTGACTGCGTTTGCGGCCATTGCGGCGATCTGCTCCGGGGTGTGGTGCGCGGTGGCGATGGCGTGCAGGGTGGCGGGGTCCAGCTTCGCAGCTTCGTTCATGATGATCTGATTGTTGGTCATGCCTTTCATGGTTCGTTCTCCTTTGTTCGTGGGTTGATGTTCGGGATGATCTCCCGGCGGCTGCCGGGGTAGTGGGGCGGGGCCGCTTTGTCCGGTGCGGCTCTGCCAGGGCATCCGGTGGGCATTCAGCCCAGAAGCGCGGCCGCGGCATCCTGCCAGGTGGGAAAGCTGTAGAACGTGCGGCGCTCTGCGTTGGTGTTCTCGCTGGTGATTCGTGCGGCGATCCGCTGCCCGGTGCGGGGGTCCCATCCTTCCAGCCGATACCCGGCGGCCTGAAGGCGGCGGGCTGCGGCGTTCTCCTTGCGGTTCCGTTCGCGGATCTGTTCAAGTGTCATCATGGTGCAGGCTCCTTTCAATCTTCGGTGCAGCCGTGGCAGTAAAGCGCGTCAATCACTTTGTCATCGCTGAAATCTTCCGGGGTGCCGTTCGCATCAACCACCAGGTCAACGCGGTCATAAATCCGCAGATCGGTTTTTGCATCGACGGTAAAAAACCAGTCGTCACCGTCCAGCGCGTCGGTGCACCAGACTTCAACCGCGCCGTCATCGGTGGCGGTCATGCCCTGCACAATGGCCGGGGCGATGTAGCGGCCCAGGGGGCCGACGGTGTAGGGGCATTGTGCCGCGGCCTTTGGTGCGGTGCCTGCCAGCAGTGCGGCCGCCAGTGCGGCGGCGGTGGTGATCTTCTTTGCAAGTTTCATGTTCTTTGCTCCTTTGCTTTTCAGGTTTGCCCCGGCGGGTTGCCGGGGTTATGGGGCGGGGCCGCTTTGGTGGAGCGGTGCGACCCTGCCAGGGCATCCGCTTGACTTTACCGCCTTTCGGTGGTAAACTGGCTTACAAGATGCGTTGTGGAAAATTCATCTTGCAAGCCTGTCACCTGCTTTAGTGGGTGGCGGGCTTTTTTGCTGCCTGCTTCTTTTTCCACTCTGCCAGGTAGGCGGCCCAGATCGCTTTTTTCAAAGCGGCGGGGAGTTTGAAAAATTCAATGCTCATGCTGTTCACCTCACTTCCTGCCCCAGACCGGGGCGGCTATGTTACCAGCTTGACACGTTGCGGTGTCGTTCGCTGTGGCTGCATTGTAGCACCGCAACGTGTCGCCTGTCAAGCACGTTGCGGTGTTTTCGGCGGTCTGCACAAAAAACACGGTGCGGTGCTGTGAAAATTGCACGTTGCGGTGTCGGCGGAACTGTGCTATATTATATTTATAAAAATAAGCAAGGGGTAATAATATGCCAGTTTCGGAAACAAAAAGACGAAATAACGACAAATACAACGCAAAATGCGACCGCATAACCGTTTGGCCCATAAAAGCAAAAGGCGCAGCAATCCGCGCCGCGGCAAAAGAAAACGGGGAAAGCCTGCAAGGGTATATTTTGGCGGCGGTATATGCCAGAATGGAGCGGGAAGGGAAGCCGCTAGAGATCGACCCGGTGGAATCCGGGGAAGAAGGGGGATTATAGGGGGTTACTGGGGAGGCTATAACTCACTAAGTTCTAGCCCTACACATAGGGCACTACCCGGTAAAGTGGAGAATCTGACCCCTCCGGCGGCGGGACAAAAACGCACCGGATGGAGCACCGCCAGCGCAGGCCGTGCCATGCTGGAACGTTGCCAGCTGGAACCGTTGCGCCCGGATCAGTGCCAGCACCAGCAGCCCGGCACCGGAACGGGGAGCAGACCCCCGCCGCCCACGATATGCACCGGGACGCACCCGGCGCAGCAGATCGCACCGCCAGTGCAGACAGAAGGCCAGAGCAGCAGCGCACCACGCGCCGCCGCCCTGGCCTTTTTCTTTTGCCCATCTTCCCGCCGCCGGCCCTGCTGCCTGCCCGCTGCACCGGATCGCCTGCCGGATCGGTGCGGATCAGCGACGGCCCGGCCCGGTCGATGACCACGCCGGCACCCCGCCGCCGCAGCAGATCACCCCGCCCACCCGCACCGCCAGCCAGAAGGAGACCGACACCAACAGCACCGCCAGCGCCGCACCGATGACCCCGCAGCCCACAAGCTGCACAGCCTGCACACCCTGCCAGACCTCACAGCAGCCAGCAGCCCACCGCCAGCACCTACCGACACCGCACCCCGCCAGCCCTGCCGCCCACCTGCCGCAGCGGATCAGCACCACCCACGACCGCCAAACGGCCCAAAACCAGCCCACCGCGGCCCGCTGCCGGAGGGGTCAGATTCTCCACCTAACGGGATAGAGCTTTAGGCTTAGGGCTTAGACTTAACAGGCTATAACTCGCCTTATCTATCCCCCTACCCCCTTTCTTCTCCGCTCCGGCGGCCTGCTGTGGCCCTCGGCCCGCCCTGGGCACCGCCTGCACCGGCCCGGCACCGGCGGCCCGGCCTGCCGCCGCCCTGCTGATGACCCCGCCCGGCCCCCGCGCCCGGAAAGGTACTGCCCCCGCCGGCGGCCGCGGTGCGGGTTCGGAAGCCCCAAAATATTTCTAGGTGTAAAAATTTTTGAAGGGCTTCCGCGTTTTGGCCCCAGAAAAAGGGTGACGGGTTCAAAAAATACACAAGAGATAGAAGCGGATGCTGTGGGAATTGTGAATTGACAGTGCGCAGGCACTATGCGACAATAAAAACGAAGAAACCCCAAAAATTGAAAGGAGCGTTTTCTAATGAAGTTCAAAATTGTCGGGGGGGGGGGTAAGGGTTTACTAACTCTTGCCACCATTACAGCGTGTGGTATTTTTATGGTGGGATGCGGATTGAAGAATCCGGCAAAGGCACCGTTTGGCAGTACCGAATGTAAGGGCATGGAACAGACGGAGGTTTTGGCAGAACTGCAGGAAGCTGGCTTCACGGAGGTAACAACGACAGAAGTTGAAACGGTTTCTAAAAGTAAAGATGGTACGGTGGAGAGTGTTACCATTGACGGGACGGATGACTATAAAAAAGATAAGGCATGGGAAAGCAACGTCCCGGTCGAAGTCGCAGAATATAAGCTGAAACAATACCCTGTGGAAATGAGTGTTGAAACAAGCGGCGAAAGCGGAGAACCGATATTCCGCGTTCACACAAACCTTCCAGATGGAACAAAATTGAAGTTGACACTATCCGGCAAGAACTACGAAAAAGAACAGAAAATAGAAGTGCAGGATGGTGTGGCCGAAAGCAAAGTGTTTCGTGATGGTGCGCCGCTGCAGGGCGATTATGTACTTACAGTTGTAATGAAGATGGCTGACCAAGGCTGGAATCGCATAGATAAGGAAATCGGCCTGGATGGGGAATGCCTAACCGGAGAACTGGTCAGGCAGGAAGAAGATTCGGACAAGCAGTATGTCTATCTGGAATACCCGTATGCCTCGGACTACAAAAGGGACGAGATCACCCCTAAAATTTCGGAAGATGAAATGACTGCAATAATTGAAAACGCTTTGCAGAAAGGCTTTGGCGATGACTATACATTAGAAGCCGATGAAACAGGGTATACCATTTATGTTTGGTCAGATGGAAACGCAATGTGTGCATCCTTGGCAAAAGCTGGGTATGCTGAACAGAAAAAGGCATGGCAAAGCATAGTGGCAACAACGGTAGCGGCATCGCAGGTTATCCAAGATGGGCTGTCCGAAAACGGATATGGAGATCGCGTATCTGTAATAAATCTGTTGAATGACGTGGATCATAGCTATACGCTCTGCACTGCAGCAATGGGAATGCTGCTTTTTGACTGCGTAGAATAAGCCAATGTCATAAAGTGTTTACAATTCAAGGCCCCAAATGGCAAAAGATAAGACGTTATAAGACGGTTTTAGTGGTATACTTGGTATAGTGGAATTATGAGAAAGGCCCTACGGTGGTGTAGAACCGTGGGGCCTTTGTCATATCAACCGACTACAAGTTGTAGGCGGTTCCAAAGATGCCGCAGGACCGGCGGCGATACTGGATGCTCTGTCTGGATGATTTGCCAGGCGGGGCATTTTTTATTGGAGGAAAACCAAATGGCAAGGCGAAGCGATGAGCGCGATGCCGCCCGCGCGGAGTACATTGCCCGGATGGAGAAAGACGGAGAGGTGAATCTCCGGCAGCTGGCGGATGATCTCCATCTTAAATATGATACAGTCCGCCGCTGGAAGGCAAAGGACGGGTGGGACCCGCCCGCAGCCCGGAAGCCCGGCGGCCAACCGGGAAACAAAAACGCCGTAGGCAACTCCGGCGGCGGGGCACCGGTGGGCAACCTGAACGCTGAAAAGGACGGAGCGTATTCCACCATCTTCTTTGACCGGCTCACCCCGGGGGAAAAGAAGATCGTAGAGAGTGCACCCCGGGACAGCACCGAACTGACTTCCCATGAGATCGGCGTGCTGCTGCTCCGGGAAAAGTACATCCTGGACAAAATCAAAGAGTATCAGGAGATGCCGCCCGACCAGCTGATTACATCCAGCGTGACCGATATGCGAGTGCCCGGCGGCCGCGGCAAGCGGAAGCGGGACGGTGCAAACCAGCAGATCGGTATGTACCAAAAGGAAACCCCGGCACAGCGCATCTTGCAGCTGCAGGAAGCGCTGAACAAGATCCATGGCCGCATCCTGTCGGCGGCGGCCCAGATGCAGAAGAACGAGATGGACAAGTTGCATCTGGAAAATGAGCAGCGGCGGCTTGACCTGCTGCAGATCCGGGCAACCGGAGAGATCCACGAACCGGGGGACGGTGACAAAGATGCTGTACACGAGTAAGGCTGTTGGCGAATGGCTGAACATCACAGACCGCGAGGTGCGGAACCTGCGGGACCAGGGCGTGTTGTCCGAAGTCCGGCCCGGTATCTTTGATATGAAAACCGTAGTCCGGCAATATCTGGACTTCAAGATCGGCAACCGGGATGACCAGGTTCGGCTTATCGCCGCCCGCGCCGAGCGGGAGGAAACCCGCGGCAAGATCGAGAAAATGCGGATGGAGGAAGCACAGGGCGACCTGCACCGCACCGAGGACGTAGAACGTGCCCTGAAAACCATCTTTGCCAACTTCAAGAACCGACTGGAAACCATCCCGACCAAGTATGCAAGTACCATGGCGCAGCTGACCGACCCGGCGGAAGCACATGACATTCTGCAAAAGGCAGTACAGGAAGCGCTTGTGGAATTGAGTGACCCGGAAATTGCGCTGGCGGCACCGGAGGAGGAATCCGAAGATGAGCAGGAAGAATAAATGCCGGCACTGTGTCTGGGGCACCCGGTTGAATGAGATCCAGCAGTTCTGCCCGTTCAAGAACTGCGTCAGGAAAGGCGGCAGGAACCATGGCAATGATCCACCTGGAACCGCAGACGGCGGAGATGTTCAGCCGGGCGCTGGGAGCACTGAAACCACCCCCGAACCTGACACTTAGCCAGTGGGCGGACAACTTCCGGCGCTTGTCGGCGGAAGCATCCGCAGCAAAGGGGCGCTGGAACACGGACAACGCGCCATTCCAGCGGGAGATCATGGATGCCATTGGGGATGTGCATATCCGCAAAGTGGTAGCTATGATGTGCGCCCAGTCCGGCAAGACGGACGGACTGATTCTTAACACGGTTGGATATTATATGAACTACTACCCGGCCCCTATCATGGTAGTGCAGCCTACTGTAAGTCTGGGAGAGAGCTTCAGCAAGGACCGTCTGGCGACCATGATCCGGGACACGCCGGTGCTCCGGGGCCTTGTGGACAACAAGAGCCGCTACTCCGGCAACACGATCATGAAGAAAAATTTTAGTGGTGGACAGCTGACCATTGTTGGCGCAAATTCGCCGACCGATCTTCGCGGCCGCCCCATCAAGGTGCTGCTGGCGGACGAGGTGGACGCTTACAAAGTCAGCGCCGGCAAAGAGGGCGACCCTGTTATGCTGGCCGAGCAGCGCCAAACAACGTTCTGGGACTACAAGACGGTGCTCATATCTACGCCTACCACAAAAAATGCAAGCCGCATTTTGGACGAGTTCAACGCATCCACCCAGGAAGAGTGGACGGTGCCTTGTCCAAACTGCGGCTTTTATCAGCCCTTTGTTTGGGACAACATGGTGTTCGATAAGGACAAGTGGCCGGAGGGCGGTGTGCAATACCGTTGCGCCGAGTGCGGCTGTCTGGACAATGAATACCGCTGGAAGAAGAACAGCCTGCAAGGCAAGTGGCACGCAGAGCACCCGGAACGGGCGGTACGGGGTTTCCACATGAATAAGATCGGCTCGACCCTGTGCGGTTGGGACAAGATCGTGGAGGACTTCATAGCTGCCGATCTGGACGCAAAGCGCGGCGACTACGAGAAGATGCAGGTCTTTGTGAACACCGACCTTGGCTTGCCCTGGGAGGAACCGGGCGAAACGGTGGAAGCCAACAACCTGATGGACCGCCGCGAGTTCTACGAGGCCGAAGTGCCGGATGGCGTGGTGTACCTGACAGCCGGTGTCGATACCCAAGACAACCGTTTCGAGGTCGAAGTGGTGGGCTGGGGCATCGGCAAGGAAAGCTGGGGCATCCGGTATCAGCGTATTTACGGCGATCTGAAGCGCGGGCAGGTCTGGGCGGATCTGGACGAGTTCTTATCAAAGACCTGGAAAAAGAAAGATGGCACGGAACTGTCCCTGCGGTGCGTCTGCATGGACAGTGGCGGCCATTTCCCGGATCAGGTCATTCGTTTCTGCAAAGAACGGGAAGAGCGTCACATCTGGCCCATCAAAGGCCGTGGCGGTATGGATGTGCCTTACCTGCGCAACCCCACAAAGAACAACCGCGTAGGCGGCGAACTGTTCACGCTGGGCGTTGACACCGGCAAAAACCACGTCCTTGCCCGGTTGAAAGTACTTATCAAAGGCCCGAACTACTGCCATTTTCCGGCGGCCGAGGATGCGGGCTACAACGAAAACTATTTCAAGATGCTTACTGCGGAGCACAAGGTCACGCGCTGGAAGTCTGGCCGAAAGGTGGAGCGGTGGGAACTGAAAGACCCGGCACAGAAACGTAATGAAGCATTTGACGTGCGGAACTACGCCACGGCGGCATTGGAGATCAGTAATCCCCCCGGCCTGGAAATCCCCGGTGAGGAAGCGCCGCGCCAGGCTGCACCACGCCAGTACCGCAGAAGAAGATCGGGAGGTATCTAAATGCCGATTATCTCAAAAGAAACCGCGCAGCGGCACCTTGATATGTGGCTGGAAGCGGAGGCTGCTGTATCGACCGGGCAGAGTTACCAGATCGAACAGATGATGCTGACCCGTGCCAGCCTGAAACAGATCCGGGAGAGCATCATCTTCTGGGAAAAGAAAGTGGCCGAGGCCGAAGCGGCAGAACGCGGGCGGGGCAGGAACCGGATCTATCACTTCTCCCCGCATGATGTGTAAGGACGGTGGACGATATGACAAATATTCTGGATAAAGCCATTGCGGCGATCTCGCCTGAAAAAGGCTATCGCCGCGCTGTGGCACGATCTGCACTGTCCATCATGAACAACGGCACTGGCTACGGAAATTACGGTGCAAGCCGTATCTCCCGCGCCATGCGCAGCTGGCACGTTGGCGGTGGCAGCGCAAAAGAGGACATCGAAGATAATATTGAAACCTTGCGCAAGCGGAGCCGGGATGCCTACATGGGAATCCCACTGGCTACCGGTGCCATCAAGACCCTGCGCACCAACGTGGTGGGCAGTGGCCTTGTGCCAACCCCGCAGGTGGATGCGGACTATCTGCACCTGACCGAGGAACAGGCTGACCAGCTGCAGGCCCAGATCTCCCGCGAGTTTGAACTTTGGGCAGACAGCACCCTTTGCGATGCTTCAGGCATGGACAACTTTTGGCGCTTGCAGACGCTGGCGTTTACCAGCTTCCTGATGAACGGTGATGCTTTTGCAGCGGTGCAGTTCAGCGAGAATCCGCACTGGCCGTATGCCCTGCGTCTGCGCCTGATTGAAGCCGACCTGATTTGCAGCCCTGACCGCATGGACAGAATGTATCCTTGCACTGTGGACGGGCATAGCGTGTACCAGATCGTGCAGGGCGTGGAAACGGACAAGGACGGTGCCGTGGTGGCTTACTGGGTAGCAAGCCGGCATCCGCTGGCTTATGACAGCGCGGTGCCCTTGACCTGGACGCGGGTAGAAGCCCGCGACCCGGAAACGGGAGAACCGAACATCCTGTGCGTTACCCAGAGAGAACGTGCCGGGCAGCGGCGTGGCGTGCCCCTGCTGGCCCCGGTACTGCCTACGCTGAAACAGATGGGCAGATACACGGAAGCAGAACTGGCGGCGGCCATTGTGGCATCCTCCATCACGCTGTTTATCAAGCACGACAACCCGACCAGCCAAGCACCTTTTGGCGAGGAACCCGCAGATAAGGCGGAGGACCCGAACACCCCGGCTGATGAACTGGGCATTGACCTTGCACCGTCTGCCGTGTTCGATCTTGCGCCGGGTGAAGATACGTCCGTGTTTGACCCGAAGCACCCGACCACGACTTTTGACGGGTTCATGTCGGCCATGTCCGACCAGATGGCAGCCGGCGTGGAGATCCCCAGAGAGGTGCTTTACAAGAAATTCAGTTCCAACTACTCCGCGAGCCGCGGCGCTCTGAACGAGTTCTGGCGCACCTGCGGAGTGCTGCGGGACAGTTTTGCAGCGGACTTCTGCCAGCCGGCCTACGAGAAGTGGTTTGCCGAAGCGGTGGCCCGTGGGCGCATCAATGCACCGGGTTTCTTTGATGACCCAGCTATGGCGAAAGCCTACACGACCTGTACATGGAATGGCCCAGCCCGCACCAATCTGGATGCCAAGAAAGAAATCGAGGCAGCCCAACTCCGCATCAAAGAGGGAATCAGTACAGCGGAACAGGAAACCGCCCAGATGACCGGCGGCAGCTGGCGGGCCAATATGCGGCAGCGCAAGAGCGAAATGGAAAAAATGAAGGAGGTAGGACTTTATGAGCAAGCCCAATCCGCAGGCAACCCCGAAAACAAAGAATGATAAGTTCTGGCAGTTCCGCAATCTGGCCGATGATGACCAGAAGGCGGAACTTCTGCTTTACGGCGATATTTCCGAGCGCAGCTGGTGGGAGGATGCCGCGACACCGAAACGGTTTGCGGATGATCTTGCCGCCTTGGGCGATGTAAAGGAGATCACCGTGTACATCAACTCCGGCGGCGGTGACGTTTTTGCAGCCCAGACCATTGGTAATATGCTGGAACGCAACGCAGCCACCGTGACCGCCCACATTGACGGTCTGTGCGCCAGCGCTGCCACCATCGTTGCCTGCCATGCAGACAAGGTGGTAGCGGCGGCAGATGGCAGTTACATGATTCACCCGGTCAGCATGGGCATCTGTGACTACCTGACCGCAGACGATCTCAACAACTGCCTGAAAGCACTGGAAGCCATCCGCAGTAACATCATCACTCTGTACGCCAAGAAGTCCGGCAAGACCGAGGAAGAGTGTGCAAAGTGGATGGATGAAACCAGCTGGTGGACCCCCGCAGAAGCCAAGGAAAAAGGCTTTGTGGACGAGGTGGACGATGATGCAGAAGATTCCGTGGTGGAGAACCGAAACGGTATCCTGTTCGTCAACAGCATCAGCATGAACACCCCGTTCAATCAGGCACCAAACTTTGTCAGGAGCCGGGTGGTGGATAAGACCACGACCCTGCCTGAAAATAAACGCCCGGCGGAACAGCCGGAAAACAAAACCCATGGGGAGGTAACAGACATGGATATTAAGGACATTAAGACCGTGGATGATCTCCGCAAGGCGTGCCCGGATCTGGTAGCTAAGATCGAGGACGAAGCTATCACTGCCGAGCGCACCCGCATCAAGGAGATCGAGGATGCGACCATGCCCGGCGCAGAGGATCAGGCCAACGAGGCAAAGTTTACGAAGCCCGTTGATTCTGCATCCTTTGCAAAAGCTATGATCGCCAGCATGAAAGCAAAGCAGCAGAAGCAGAGCCAGGACTACCTGGACAAGGTGAAGAAGAACGCCCAGGATTCTGGCGCGAACGGCATCACCAACCCGCCGCCCGCAAACCCGGATCCGAAGGACGCGGAAGCAAACGTTTTCCTGGCCGCGATCCGTAAGGCAAACGGCGTGAAGTAAGGAGGAAAAACCATGAGCATGGATCTTACAAGAAAAGATTTCAGCACCAAGCCGGAGTATTTCATCGCCGGTACGGACATTGGCATTGCCAAGGCAACCAAGACTGCAAGCGCTGCTGTGGCAGCTCATACCCCTGTGCTGATCGCTGACGGTAAAGTGAAACCCATTGCGGCCCCGGCCAGCGCCGGCGCGGCAGTTCTGACCGGCCTGTATGGCATCACGGCTGACAGCGCAGACGAAGACAAGGAAGTTCCGGTTTATCTGACCGGTGAGTTCTTCGCTGCTGGTCTGGCGCTGCCCAACAATGTGACCGTGGATGACGTGGAGGTTCCTCTGCGCAACCTGGGCATTTTCCTGAAGTGATAGGAGGAAACAAAAAAATGGCAAACGAGATCAACATTTACGAGCCACGGTATCTGGCCGAGGCTGTGCGTACTGCGCCCCCGATCCGCACTTTCCTGCGTGACCGCTTCTTCTCCAACGTGAAAACGTTCTCCACCGAGCGCGTTGACATTGATATTGTCAAGGGCAACCGCAAGATGGCAGCCTTCGTTCATCCGATGGTCGGCGGCGAGATCGTGCAGAGCGAGGGCTACGAAACCAAGTCCTATGCACCGCCCCTTATCAACCCGGCCATCATCACCACAGCAGATCTTTTCCTGCTGCGCCTGCCCGGTGAGGACATTTATTCCGGTAAGAAGCCGGAAGAGCGGGCAGCTGAAAAGCTGACGGATGAATATAACAAGCTGAACGATATGACCACCCGCCGCGAAGAGTGGATGGCAGCCCAGGTGCTTACCACTGGTCAGCTGAAAGTGAAAGGCAAGGGAGTGGATGAAGTCATCGACTTTGGCTTTACCAATAAGATCAACCTGGAAAACACGAAGCAGTGGGGCAAGTCCGCTGCGGACCCCTGGGGCAACCTGTGCGACTGGAAGCAGCAGGTAAGCCGCAACGGCTTTGCCAACACGGATATGGTCATCATGGGCAAGCAGGCCGCAAACCTCTTCATGGCAGACAGCAAAATTCTGGACCTGATGGATAAGCGCCGCTTCGACATCGGCGCTATGGCACCCAAGGAGCTGGAAGGCGGCCTGACCTACTACGGCCACCTGAACCTGCCCGGCGTGGACATCTACGGCTATGACGAGGTGTATCTGGATGACACCGACAACACCACCAAGCCCCTGATTCCGGACAACATGGTGGTGATGATTCCCAGCACCGCAAACTTCATGCGTGCTTACGGCCTGTGCACTTATCTGGATGATGATAAGAAATGGCATACCGCCGAAACTGCACGTCTGCTGCGTGACTATGTGGAGCATCGTCCTGACCGCCACTTCCTGGAACTGCAGACCCACCCGCTTCTGATCCCTGATAAGGTGGACAGCTGGCTGGTTGCCACCGTTTGCTGATACGGAGGGACACACCATGCTGGACGTTGACCAGAACTACGGCGAACCGGAAACTCCGAAGCCGCTCCCTACGTTCAAGGACTGCGTGGCACAGGATGTGCAGACCGTGTTCTTTAACCTGAATGAGTTTGCCGAGGAGCGCTACATAGATGGCAAGGGCTTGATGCCCTGCATCACACAGCATCCTGGCGTGACCGAACGTGCAGCACACTGGGAGGGCGGCGCAAAGCAGTCCTTTGACCAGGGTATGTACAAGGCAGATCTGCTGCTTTATGTGAAGCAGAAAGATTACGGCCCTATGCCGCAGAACGGCAAACTCATTACGCTGGACAAGAAACGGAACTACAAAATCAAGTCCTGCTCCCTGAAAGCAGGCGTATACCGCATGGAACTTGAGAGAATCAGAGGGTAAGGCAATGGCATATTTCAAGACCAGCTATGACGCTTCCAATCTGACGATTTCCATTGATGATGCGGAAGTGACCCGTGCCCTTGGCGTACTGGGGGATAAGACCCCGGCAGCGCTGAAAGTGGCGGTGAACACTACGGCCCGGCAGACGCGCAAGCTGCTGCTGACCGAGGTAAAGAACCGCTACGACCTGAACACGGCGGGTAAGCGCATGATTGAAGATCTGCGCCAACGGCAGAAAGCCACCAACCGGCGGCCTGCTGCCATCCTTGCCATCATGAAGAACGACCCCGGCGCGTTCCGGGCAGACCTGGGCTATTTCAGAACCAGCCCCACAAAACCCTTCATGGGTCCGTCTGTCCGTAACGCGCCGCCTGTTTTTCAGGCGCACGTTCTGAAAGGCAGTCCGATGATCGGTCTGGGCGGGACCAGCGAGAAGAGCAAGGGCTTCCTGGTGCAGTTCAAGTCAAAACACATCGGCATGGTGCAGCGCCAACTGGGCGTGCCTGCTGACAAAGACTACACGGAAAGCGGGAAGAAGCGCTGGAAGCCGAATGAAGAGCTGGTCACTATGTCCAGCCCGTCCGGTTCCGCAATGCACCATACCGTGTGGGAAATGCAGGAATCGACCGTAGAACAGATGCTGCAGGACAACACCGAACGGCGCGTCCGGCAGCTGATCGCCAATGCAAAACGAAAGGGTGTGATCTGATATGGCCGGGAAAATCACGGGCTATACCAGCGAAATGTGCCAGCAGGCCATGATTGACGAACTGGAAGAGTTGTTCCGGGACATGAAGTTCAACGGACAGGAGGGCGAAAAGTCCTTGCAGATCTTCAAACAGTTCGTTCCGACACCGACCGATGATGACGATGACGTGGACACCAATGCGTCCCACTTCCCGTGCATCATCGTATCGAAAACCAGCGGTGAGGTGGCAAACGAAAGGGATCCGCAGCTGGTCCTTTTGCAGCTTATCATCTGCTGCTATGACCGTGGAACCGACCGGCAGGGGTACGAAGAAACCGTGAACATCATCGAAGCCATCATGCAGCACTTCAAACGGAAGCCTGTGTTTGGCGAAGCGTTCAAGGTGGGCTATCCCCGCAAGTGGGAATTGTCGGACGATGACATGGACTATTACTACTGGGGCATCGTCAATCTGATCTGCGAAACACCCAACACCCTGAAAAATGAAGAAGTGGAGGCTTTGATATGAGCACCGAAAAGAAAACCACGGCAGCCCAGGAAACCCAGACCCCGGCGGAAGCCGTGGGCACTGTGGCTTACTGCGGCCCGACTGTCAAGGGCATCGCTCCGCAGTACACCGTATTCGTGGATGGCCTGCCCGAAAAGCTGAAAGAGAAAGTGGAGCAGGTGCCGCTTCTGAACGCACTGATCGTTCCGCTGGATAAACTCGCTGAAACGCGGGTGAAGATCGACCAGGAAGGCACCAGAGAGAATATTCTCTACAACAAGGCCACCGACCTGATGAAGTAAGGAGGACATGACAAATGGCTATTTCTCATGGTTTTAACAAAACCGAGGCCGCAACCAGCGTTTCCGCGCCGGTATCGGTCAATTCCGGCCTGCAGGTCGTTGTGGGCACCGCCCCGGTCAACCTGCTGGCTGACCCCGCAGCCGCAGTCAATACCCCGCTGCTGGCAAGCACCTTCAAGGAGGCTTCTGCAGCGGTTGGCTACTCTGATGACTTTGCGAAGTACACCCTTTGCGATGCTGTGAGCGCCAGCTTTCAGGTGATGGGTGTTGCACCCATTGTCCTGATTAACGTTCTGGACCCTGCAAAGCACACCACCGCACTGGCAAGCAAGACCGTGCAGGTCAATGATGGCGTGGCAGAGATCGAGGAAACCGGCATCCTGCTGGATAAGCTGGTGGTGAAGAAAGACACTACCGCGCTGACCGCAGATGTGGACTATACCGCCAGCTTCAATGATGACGGTACGGTGAGCATTGCTCTGGTCACGGGCGGAAAGGGCGATGGTGCAACCACGCTGGCGGTTTCTGGCTCCATCCTGGATCCCACCAAGGTCACGGCAGCCGACATTGTGGGCGGCGTGAACGCATCCACCGGCAAGGAAACCGGCCTGGAAGTTGTGCGCCAGGTGTTCCCCAAGCTGGGCATGGTGCCCGGCATCATCCTGGCACCCCGCTTCTCCAAGGACGCTCTGGTGTGCGCTGCTATGCAGGCAAAGTGCCGCAAGATCAACGGCGTGTTCGATGCGGTGTGCTTTGTGGACGTCGACAGCGGCACCACCGGTGCACGCAAGTACACCGATGTGGCAAATCAGAAGGTCAAGCAGGGCGCGACCTCTCGTGAGGCATACGCTCTGTGGCTGTACGGCAAAATCGGCACCGCGATTTACAGCGGCAGTGCTCTGGCGGCAGCGGCCACCGTGTACAACGACAGTCTGTACAACGACTGCCCGAACGCCAGCCCGTCCAACGTGAGCGTGCCCATCTCCGCAGCCTGTCTGGAAGATGGCACGGAAGTGCTGATGGATCAGGAGCAGGGCAACGTTCTGAATGAGCAGGGCGTGGCAACCTTCATCCGCTCCGGCGACTTTGTGGTCTGGGGCAATGAAACCTGCTGCTATCCCAAGAACACCGACCCGAAGGACGCTTTCCTCTGCGTCCGCCGCTTCTTCAACCACACCTGGACCCAGTTCGTTTTGAACAATCAGAGCAAGCTGGATAAGCCCATGAACAAGAAGCGCCTGCAGAGCATCATCGACAGCGAGAATATGAGGGGCAGCGTGTATGTGTCTACCGAGGTCTGCGCCAGTTACAGCATGAAGGCAGACCCCGACCGCAATACCGCTGCAGAACTGGTGGCGGGCCATTACAGCTTCTACCAGTATTGCACGCCGTTCCCGCCGTTCAAGCAGGTCAATAACACGATGGAGTACGAGGCCGGCGCACTGGCTTCTGCTCTGTCCCTGTAAGGAGGACTGAACTATGGCTCTGAATATTTCCAGTGATCTGGTTCCCCAGGTCATCAATGACTACAACGCCTACACCGAGGACGATCTTCTGATCGGCCTGGCAGACGAAGTTACCCTGCCCAAGATCAAGAACAAAACCACGACCGTGAACGGCATGGGTATTGCCGGCGATGTGGATTCTCCCGTCCCCGGTCAGTTTGAATCTATGGAGGCTACGCTGAACTGGAACACCATGTACAGCTTCGCCACCAAGATGATGAACCCAAACAAGAACATCCAGATCATGCTCCGTGCTGCTATGCAGAACGACAACAAGAACGGCGGCTATACCTACAAGGGCCTGCGCGTTGTTCTGGGCGGTCGTCCCAAGGAACTGGATCCCGGCAAGCTGAAGCGCGCCGACACCATGGGCAGCACCACCACCTTGGAGGTTACCCGCTATCTGATGGAGGTTGACGGTCAGACCGTTATCGACATTGATAAGTTCGCGGGCCGCTACTATGTTGATGGCGAGGATATGCGTGCCGAGATCAACGCCCTGATCTAACACCTGATACATGATGAAGTCAGCCGCTCCAAGGTGGGGCGGCTGATTCTTTTTAACATGAAAGGAAACGACAATGGACTACACCGTAAAGTTCGAGAAGCCCTACAAGTTTGAGGGCGAGGAATGTGACAGTCTGGATCTGTCCGGTATGGAGAAGATGACCGTGCAGGATCTGATTGACATTCAGAAAAACATCGGCAACGAGTTGGCAGCGATGTCCGTGATGGAGATGACCACTGCTTTTGCGCAGGAGATGGCGGTCAAGGCCACCGGCAAGCCCGTGGAGTTCTTCAAACTCATGCCCCGCGGCAAGATCAAGAAAGTGCAGGCGGCGATCATCCAGGGCATGAACAGCAGCGAGAACGCCGATGAAATCAAAAAGCAGCTGGAATCCCATGCCCTGAAGTTCGCTGCACCCTATACCTACGAGGGCAGCGAAAAGGCTGAACTGAAAGGCCAGACCTTTGAGGGCATCGACCTGTCCGGCGTGGGTGAACTGAACACCATGAGCGAATCCACGGCAGAGAACCGCATGGCCGCAGGCGGCTTTGCACCGGTGAACACCCACCGCAACTACCTGTACTGCTGCATCATCGCCAGCATGGGCACCGGCTACCCGGTGGACTTCTTTGCCGGCCTGCCGCTGTGCGAGGCCGTGAAGCTGCGCGATGCCGTGAGCGCTGATTTTTTCGAGTAAAAGGCGGGGCAAAAGGACTTCGGAAAGCAGCTATCCAGCTGTCAATTGCCACGCACTCCAACATGACGGATTTGCTGCACCTGCCCCGGCGGGAACTGGTGAATCTGTGTAACGAGGTGGCGGACGTATGGCGGGAAATGGAGCACTAGAACTTAGCATCCGCATCATGGGCAAGGTGGACCCGTCCCTTGTCACGGCGATAAAGCAGACCAAAGGGCTGACCGGAGATCTGGTAAACGCCATGGCGGGAACAAAGTCACTGGGCAACACGGTGGCAAACACTCTGGGTGTAATCGGGAAAACTGGTTTGGGCATTATGGCAACGCTCACCGCGTCTGCCGCCCTTATGACCAAGAAAACTACCGATATGGCGGAGGAATACCAAGCGCAGGCGGCGGATGCGGTCAAGTACGTTGGCGGCATCATGAATGATGATGGCAGCGTTGACCCGGAAAAACGGGCGGTCATGGAGGACGCAATCCTCAAAATGACAACGCAGGTTCCAATCCAGCGGGACGAGATGGCACAGATCGCTGCATCGCTGGGACAGTCCGGTAAGAACTATGATGAAATCTTCCTGGACAACCAGCAGACCGGCGAGAAGAGCTATCTGTACGATACCGCCAAAATGGCCGCTGCGTGGGACATTGATGCAAAGTCTGCCGCTGACTACATGGCAAAATGGGAAACGGCTTTCGGAAAGACGCGCACCCAGATAACCGATGTGGCAGACTCCATCAACTACCTGGGCGGTCACATGGCTACCACAGCAGCGGAAATCGCAAATGTGGTGAACACCTCCGGCGGTGTCGGCCAAACGGCTGGCGCTGACCTGCATACGACTTCTGCACTGGCGGCTACCATGCTGGCTATGGGCGTTGACGAGGGAAAGGCAGGCACGAGCCTGAACCGCGTGTTTACGAACATCACCCTGGGAAACAGCGCAACGGATGCGCAGGTGGGCGCATGGAACAAGCTGGGCTTTGACCCGGTGCAGATAGCAAAGGATATGCAGTCTACCGGGCCAAACGGTGAAGATGGAGCAGCGCTCACCCTGACAAAGGTGTTCGATGCAATCTCGAAGCAGGACAAGTACCAGCAGACTGCAACCATCAAGACCCTGTTCGGACAGTGGGCTATTGAGGGCGTTTCCAAAATCGTGGAGAACCCGCAGGTTTTCCAAGACGCGCTTGCAATGGCAAACAATTCAGATCTGTACACCAACAGCATGGAGAAAGAATTGCTTGTCAAACTGGACACGGGCAAAGCCGTAGACCAGATGGCGAGCAACGCAACTGACCGTTTGCTTATCAATGTGGGAAAGCAGTTCCTTCCGGCAAAGAAAGAACTGGCTTCCATGTGGATTGATATTACAAACGGCATTACCGAAAATCTGCCGGACCTGTCCAACATCGTGAACGGCATCCTACCGATGCTGCACTCCGCCCTGCTGGGTATCGGCAATGCGGCACAGGCGGCACTGCCGTGGATCCAGAAAGGCATTGACTACACTGCGGAGCATGGGCCGGAGGTGGCGGGAGCCATTACAGCCATTGCCGCAGCGTTCGGAGCCATGAGCCTTGCACCCACGGCATACAGCACTGGAACCTCGCTGATGAACACGGTGGGCAACATCGTGATCGGCGGAAAGCCCAGCGGTGCCCCCGGCGGAACATTCGGCGGCATCACCGTCCGCAACCTGCTGGGTGCACTGACACCCACGAGCCTGATTCAAAAGACAGTGGGCGGCGCGGTGTTCGCAAAGTCGAACGCTGGGATGTTTACGGAGAACGCAAAGTACGGCGTTCAGATGGCCGGCATCGGAGCACAGCAACCAACAACGCGCCTGGGTAAAATCGGGCAGACGTTGGATGGCGCTGGCGTTGGCATCTGGGCAACGCTGAAAAATTTCAAGGGCCTGCGCAGCGGGACCAAGAAAGGCAAAACCGGCTTTGTGAATGACGTGCTGGAAGCCAGCACGAGCGGCGGCGTACTTGGATTGCTGAAAAACTCCGGCCCCGGAAAGTACATTACGGGTGTCGGCAACGCCGTAAGTGCGCTGGGGAACACGGCCATCGGCGGAGGCTTTGTCAAGGCGGGAGGCGTTGCAAAACAGATCTTGTCCGGCATTGCAGGCCCGCAGGGCATCAACTTCCCCGGCATCTTTGCCGGCATGAAGTCCTTTGGCGGAGCAACCTTGTCTACGATGGGCGGGCTTGGAAAGTCTGCACTCGGAAACATCGGGAAGGCCGGAGTAGGAATCCTTGCAAAAACGGGCATTGTGCAGCCAGGCAGAGGAAGAGCACTCTGGCGAATGGCAACCAGCACGGTTGGTATGAACGGACAGGACGCTCTTGCACAGATGGGGTACATCTTTAGCCAAACGAAAGGCCCCGCAATTTTGGCGAATGCCAAAAACAAGGTGGTCGGCGGCGCAACGAAGCTGGCGGGCGGTGCAATCGGCACGGTCAAGAACATTGGCCAGTTTGCAGGCGCAGGGCTGAACGTGCTGGGTTCTACCGTTGGTCCGGTGGCTGCGAAACTGGGTGGTGGCTTCATGTCACTGCTTGGTATGTTCGGACCGGCCATTACAAGTCTGGGCACAATGGTCGCCGTGGTTTCCCTGCTGGGAGATCATTTTGAAGATGTGCACGGCATTGTCGGGACAGTATTTGGCGAGGGCGGCCTTGCCGTGTTCGACAAATTCACCGGCAAAATCGCGGGCATCGGCGATACGGCAAGGCAGGTGTTTGGGCAACTCTCCACCCCGGAGGGCTTGCAGAGCATCCAGGAGAAGCTATCCGGCTTCAACATCGGAGGGCTGAACCTGGGTGACGCGTTCGGCGCAATGACACCGGCAATCCAGACAGTTATGCCACTGGTTCAGTCTTTCGCCGGTGTGTTCTCCCAGATCGTAGATTTGGGCGTGAACCACATCAAGCCGGTGCTGACTGAAATTTTCAGTTTTATCATCAATGAGGGCATCCCGGCGGTCATGCCGCTGCTGTCTACGGTAGTGAGCCTGGTGGGCACTACGCTGGTCAACGCCATCAAGGTGGCGGTAGATCTGGTGGGCAAGGTACTGCCGGTGGTGGAGCCTGTGATCCTGGGCATCATCGGGTTCTTGAAGCAGGTGGCGACCATCGGCGTGAAGGCGGTCAACTTCATCATCGGTGCGCTGAACAAGATTCAACTCACCATCCCGGAAACGCTGTTCGGCATCCCGGTCCCGGTGATTGGCGGCAAGTCGTTTGGCTTCAACCTCTCGCCCGTGTCCGTCCCGGCGTTTGCCAACGGCGGCATGACGAAGGGACCGTCCATTGCTGGCGAGGCTGGCCCCGAAGCAGTCATCAGTTTCCGGCGCGGTGTTCGTGAAAAGAACATTGATACCTGGCTGACTGCTGGCAAGATGCTGGGTGTTGGTCTGGGTGATCTGCTGGGGCTGCCCGGCAGGAAACCGAAGATGTTTGCCGATGGTGGCTTTACGGAGGGAGATTCTAACCTGATCGACTTCCGCAAGGCACAGCGGCAGCAGTATTTCAACCAGATCGCGCAGAGCATGGATGCTGTATTCCCGTCCGTTGCAGCCAGCATGGTACTTGGCTCTGACGCTGGTGTGGCGTTTAGCCGCATTACGGAGTTTGCCAACTATGCCGTGGACGGTCTGGAAACCGTGGCAGCTATGCCGGTGCCCGCTGTGTCGGATGACCAGAGCAAGGTTGTCCAGACCGTGAACACCGGCATCGGCAAGGTGGTTTCCGGTGCGCAGACTGTCCTTGCGAACGAGAACGCACAGAAAGTTATCCAGTTCATCCGGGGTGCAGACATAGAGAAAGCGCAGCTTGAATATGACGCAAACCCGGACCACTACGATTTGAGCAATGTGGACTTCTTCCCGACCGTCTACGGCTCCGGCGTATCGGAACAGGACCTTTCTGCGCTGGCCGACCTGCAGAACTACCGGCAGAACATCGTGGAACTGCCATCCATCGGTGGCAGCGACAACGATACCGGCGGAAACTCTGGCGGCTTTGGCGGCGGTGGAAGTACCAGCTTCCAGCGCACATACACCAGTTCTTCTGGCAATACCTACGTCTACTCACCGAACTTTGTTATCTACGGCGGCATGACAGCAGAAGAACTGCACTCCATCCTTGCCGATGACTACCAGCGCTTCTGCGAGAACATGGAGCAGTACGAACGTGAAATGAGGCGCAAGAACTATGGCACTTGATAACACGAGTACAACGTACACAACGGTATCTGGTGACACCTGGGACCTGATTGCCTTAAAGGTGTATGGGAGCGAACTGAAAGCCGACTGGCTGATGCAGAACAACCTTGGACTAATCCACATAACCCGGTTCGATTCCGGCGTGGTGCTGTCAACACCTGAACTGCCTGAAGAAAAGAGCGGCGACCTGCCGCCTTGGAAAGCAGGTGCGTGATGGTTTTGACAGCAGCGAGACCCAAAGGCCGCGAGGCAGCGATCCAACTGACATACGGGAAAGCCGATATTACAGCCCGGATCGAGAATGATGTGGAAAGTTTCCGTTATACCGATGTGGCAGCATCCCAGAGCGACACCATGAGCATTACCATAAATGCCCGTGAGGATAAATGGAAAAATGCCTGGATGCCGGAAAAGGGTGCAAAACTCTATCCGGCTATCGTTGTGAAAAACTGGGAGATCGGTGGCATTGGCAGCGGCTACCGTGATTACAGCGCAGAGTGCGGCGCATTTGTGCTGGATGACCTTAGCTTTGCCGGTGCCCCGGACACCCTGACCATGGGCGGCGTAGCCAAACCCAACGACAGCAGTTTCAGCGAGCGGACCCGTACATTCACCTGGAAGAAAACCAGCGTGAAGAAAATTGCGGAAACTATTGCCGGACGGTACAAGCTGCAACTGAAGTTCGAGGGTGACGACCACGACATTGACGCAAAGGAACAGGATGCCACGGACAGTGCCTTCCTGCAGGATCTGTGCAGCGATTACGCCCTGGTCATCAAGGTGTATGCCAACAAACTGTGGGTGTACGACCGGGAAAAATACAAAGAGAAAACGGCGGCTTGGGCGGTATATGAAGAAGCACAGCCATTCAACCCGAACGCCCTGTGCATCGAACCGGGCAGCTTCAAGTGGAGCACAAAGCTGACCGGGACATACACCGGCGGTGTGTACACCTACACCAACAAGAAAGAGAAAATCAACATCAACGTCAAGGTCGGCACAGAAGAACGCCAGCTGAAACTTACCGGCAAGGTAAGCAGTGAGGCGGACGCAAAGGCGAAGCTGATAGCGGCGATTAAAAACGCCAACCATGGCGCAACGTCCATCAGCTTTACCATTCCGGGCTACCCGGCGGGCGCATCGGCCCAGTGCATCAACTTAATAGGTTACGGCAAAATGGCCGGAAAATACTTTGTGGATGAACTGGAACACGTCTACTCGCCATCCGGCGGCTACAAAACACAGGTCAAGGCCAGCAAGGTAGAAAAGGGGGATTTTGCATGAGCAGCGAAGTGCGGCTTGGTAATGTGAGTTCCATCGACTACGAAAATGGCCTGTGTGAAGTGACCTACCCGGACAGGGACGATACGGTAACAGAAATGGTGCCGTTTCTGTCCCGGCGGGAGTACATGATGCCGGAAGTGGATGACCTTGTGGTGGTGCTGCATCCGGGTGATAGCCCGGAGGACGCTGTGGTGCTGGGCACGATCTGGAATAAGAAAATCAAACCTGCCGAGGGCAAGGAGAAGATCTTCCGCAAGGAATACTGCAACGAGGATGGAAAGGCATACCGGAAGTTCGATGCCAACGCAAAAGAACTGCTGGACTTTGTGGACGGGAAGAAGATCCTGAAAGCAAAGAGCCTGGAAGTCAAAATCGGCAGCGCCACCGTGACCATCAGCGAGGGCGGCGATGTGAAGATCACTTCCCCGGCGAGCATCACTGTGCAGGCCGCCAGCGAACTGAAACTGACCGCCACGACCCTGACAGCCAGCGCAGATACCGTGAACATCACAGGCGCGGGCGGGGACGTTGTGGTGTCCGGTAAATCGCTGGTAACGCATACCCACAACGGCAACCTGGGCAAACCGACCACGCCACCGTTGTAAGGAGGTGCAGGAATGTATGTAGGAGTTTTTGGCGATGTGATTTTTTCCGTAGGCCATCAGCGAGTGCTTACTCCATCAAACTTCAAGGGAAAAATCGGTGCAAACTGGGCCGAACATGAAGTGCTGAAAGGCAAAGCAAAACCGGAGTTCCTTAACCCAAAACTGCGGGAGTACACGTTCGACATTTTGCTTGATTCCAGCCTTGGCGTAAATCCAAGCAGGATGAAGAATCGGCTTGCGGAAATGGTGGAAAGCGGAGAACTGCATTACCTGATAATCGGGTTTGCACCGGTTTCAAAGAATCGGTTCCGCGTGACCGATGTAAGCGAAGCCTGGAACGTTGTATTGAAACATGGTCTGCTGACGCAGTGCATGGTGAGCCTGACCATAAAGGAGTACACATGATCGACATAAGCAGTACGATGATTGAACTGTCCAACGACAGGGCAACGCAGGAAGAAGTGCAGGACGTTGCACGCTGCCTCCGCACGCTGTACTCCACCCCCGTGGGCAGCCTGGAAGGGGACCGTTTGCTTGGCATAGATCCGAGCGTGTTCCTGGACAAGCCGCTTGCGGTGGCAAAGGGCCTGTATGTGGCGGAGGTGACGGACAAGACCGCCACCTTTGAGCCGCGGGCGCGGGTAGTGCGTGTGGACTGGGTAGAAAGCGATGCACTGCATGGAGTAGTAACCCCGAAGGTGGTGTACGAACTTGTCTAAAATCACGGAATTTGAGAACATCCCCGACATTGATATTGATGGCGGGGAAACCCTGGAAGAAGCAGTAGCGGATTGCAGGGCCTTATTTGAGAAATACAACAAGGAAATGTATGACGGATCGGTGTCGCTGGCCCAGTGTGCAGAAGCCCGCATGGTGCTGCTGGTGCTGGCCCACCGTTCCCACCACACGATAGAGTTCAGCACGGCTTGCCTGAAAGCGGAATTGCTGCCGACAAGCACCGGGCCGAACCTGGATAATCTGGCCCCTATGGTGGGCGTAGAACGCATGGCAGCTGGCAAAGCAACAGCGGTCGTGCGTTTTACTTTGTCTGCCGCCAGAGCCAGCGCAACCAGCATCCCGGAGGGCACGCAGGTGCGTACCGGCGAAAAGCAGTATTTCAAGACCACGAAGTATACGGAGATCCCGGCGGGGCAACTGACGGTGGACGTTGAGGTCGTGGCGGATGAAGCTGGCAGCGGGAGTGATGGAATCCTCATTGGTGAGATCAACACGCTGGTGGACCCCATCCCCTATGTGGCTTCTGTAAGCAACACCTCTGCCAGCACCGGCGGCACGGATGAAGAGGGGGACGATTCGTTCACCCGGCGCATCCACTACGCACCGTCCATCTTCTCCATCGCTGGCCCGGTGGATGCCTATGAATACTTTGCCGAAAGCTGGCGCACCGATGTGACCGGCACCAAGATCATCTGTGAGGAAGGCTACACCATCCACATCTATTTCCTGATGGATGATGGGCGGCTGCCGACCGAAGCAGAGTGCCGGGGCATGGAGGACTATTTCACCACGGTAAAGAAACCAATGGGCGATCTGGTTCTCTGTCACGCCCCGGAAGAGGTGCCCTACGACATAAACCTGACGTACTACATCGCATCCAGCAACACAAAATCCGCTGTGACCATCCAGGAGAACGTGGAAAGGGCCGTAAAAGAGTACCAGACCTGGCAACGCAAGATCGGCCGCGACATTGATTCCTCTGAACTTATCATGCGGGTGCGTGAAGCAGGAGCCAAACGCCCGAAGCTGACTGGTCCGGTCGATACCAAGATCACTGAAACGCAGGTGGCAAAGATGAACAGCTGCAAGATGGTGTACGGAGGTATCGAGGATGACTGATCTGTGGGGAACCGGACTGATTGAGGGGCTGCCCCCGGCGGTTGCGGATGAACCGTGGATCCGCATCATGGACAAGGTGTATCGGGAGCGGCACCAGCACGAGATGGACGCTGCAGAGAGGATCCACATCTACACCCTGATAGATTCCCAGCCGGAAGAAATTCTGGACGTTCTGGCCACGCAGTTCAAGGTGGACTGGTACGATGCCAACTACCCGCTGCAGGCCAAGCAGAACATCATCAAAACCGCGCTGGAAGTCCGCCGCTACTACGGCACGGACTGGGCAACGCTGAAAGCTATCTCTGCTATCTATCCCCGGTCGGAGATCGAGCAGTGGTACGACTACGGTGGAACGCCCGGTCACTTCCGCGTGATCTGTTCCGTGGATGGCGCTCTTATCCCGGTGAAGCGCCGGGAGATTCGCCGCAGCGTGAATATCTACAAGCGCATGACTGCACATCTGGACAGCCTGTACTTGCAGGTGCAGGCCGGGCTTGATGTGGAGTGTGAATTTTCCTCGCTGGTCTACCGGGTGCCATACGCCAGTGAAACGATGTACGCCGGCACATGGCCCCGGACCACCACCCACGGCGGCATTGCAGATGGCGAACTGCTGGTAGAAACGGAGGGCGCAGCAAATGCTTTCCGGGTGGAAACGGCAGGCACCATCCCGTACAGGACCACTCACGCCGGAATCGTGGACGCAGATTTCACGGTGGACACCGAGCAGTCCGCTGCAAAGTCTGCGGTTCCATATACCAGCGAAAACCTGCAGGCGGGCACATGGCCGAAGAACACGACCAAGGCGGCGCTGAGCGAAGCCGACATTACGGTGGAAGCGGAGCAGCAGTCTGCCAGGTACAAAGTTGAAACGGCTGGCACTGTCCCGGACAGGACGACGACAGCTGGTATCTACGATACGGATGTGACAGTTGAGACGGAAACGGAGGTGCACAACATGGAAGTAGCGATGGCGGGCACAGAAACCTGTGCCAGCAGCATCCCGGCGGTACTGGATGAACCGGTACTCGACGTGGACGTTGAGGTCACTGTTACCAAGTTCAAGGGCAAGCGCAGCGGCGAAGAGCCGTTTGTGCAGTAACGAAGGGAGGTGAAAAGACTATGGCAATGACAAGTTACGCTCTGGGTCTGTACAAGGACTACACCAAAGTCCGCGTGGCGCTTGGCCGGTATAAGGCGGGCAGCACCTACAAGACGGTGCCCATCGACAGCGTGGAGACCTTGAAGGATGGCCGTCTGGCGTTCTTCATGACGATCCCGCCCGGCGATTCCACCGGTAGCACCGTGACGGAGGTTGCGCTGCTGGACACCAGCAAGCAGGTCATGTACACCAAGACGCTGGTAGGCAATGAGCAGGTCGAGTTCGAGGCTGACGATGAAGGCGCACTCCTGCGTGTTGCGCTGAACTTCAACAGCGCGGACAAGAAAGCTGACCAGAGGAACGCAAAGGGATAAGGAGGACACCCTATGTACAATTTCAAAAACTGGGTGGACAGAGTGACCCAGTTCGTGAACCGTTTCAAGGAAACGAACAATTCCGACGGTTCCATTACCCATGAGAGAGTGGACGGCGAGGTGCTGAAAACCGGCACCTCCCAGAGCGCCGCAAACTTCAACAACATGGAGGGCGGCATTCTGGAAAACAGCCTGCTGCTGGCCGAGGCTACCCGCGTGCTGAAAGAGCATGGCCGGGACATTGATGCTATGACGGGTGAGATGCACGTCATCTACCTGTACAACACCGCGAAGTACCCGGCCAACAACTCCAAAACCACCATCGCCCTGAAGCAGCCCCGCAACAACACGGATTACATCATTGCCGCCCGTGTCGTTTCTGCCGTAATGCCGAACGGTGTTGCCATTGATGGCGACCCGGCGGGCACGGCCGGCAACATCGTCATCACGGACAAGCTGCTCAACGGCTTCAAGGTGCAGTACACCGGCGTTGCCAAGGAAGTGACGCTGGAAGTTGAGATCCAGGGCGGCATGATCCCCGCCCCGGAGTACGAAGATGGCACGGCCCCCACCGGGGAGTAAGGAGTAAGACCATGGCAAATGTGATCGTGAAGAGCGATGAACGCATCGCATACGAAGCCCAGGTGGCTGAAAGTTTCGGCTGCCGGGGCCACATCAGCGCAGAGCAGCGGGAGCAGGCGGAAATGATCGCCGCCAAGACCCGCGAAGTCTGCCGTGACAACCACATGAACGGAGGGTATTAAGTTATGATTCAGGTTATCGAGAAGAACGAAGGCACCAAGCTGGACTATGAGGTGGTCGGCACCAAGCTGTTCCTGGGTGATGACGAGATCATGGTGAATCTGGCAAAGTACGAGAAAGACGAGCCGGTGCACATTGACGTTGTGCGCAACTGGGATAGTGCTCTGGCTACCTCCATTGGCAAGAACGATGATGATCTGTCCTATGCGGCACAGATCGACATTCCCGCCCGCGCCTACACCGAGAAGGTGGAAAAGGTGCCGGCCATGGATGGCGAGGGCGAAGTGGAGCAGACCACGAAGATCCCCGTGAAGTTCGATATTTCCCGCTGCACCCTGACCCTGTGGGCCATCGACTAAGTGAAAGGAGCGAAACGCTATGACTAATTTTGCTGACTTCAAGGCCGCCATTGAGGGCATTTCTGGCGGCAAGAACACCGCTCTGCTGGATAAGTTTGGCCTGCCCAGTGTGGTGGTGCCCATCAATAAGCTGACCTACAAGGATGTGGGTGTGGGCGATGATACGGTGCTGCCGGCCTTTAAGCTGGACGGTGTGGAGAAGCCCTATTTCTGCATCGGCAAGTATCACGACAGCCTTATCAACGGCGTACCCTGCAGCCTGCCCATGCAGACCCCGGCGGTCAACGTGAACTTCGACACCGCTGTGAGCCAGAGCCGCAGCAAGGGCGAGGGCTGGACGCTGGCAACCAACGCCATGTATGCGGCCATCCAGCTGTGGTGCCGCGCCAACGGCTTTATGCCCCGCGGCAACAACAACTACGGCGCTGACCATGCCCACGCCTGGGAGAAGGGCACCCCGGCCAACTACGACAGCAGCGGCAAGGTGAACCTGACCCTGACCGGCTCTGGTCCGGTGAGCTGGAACCACAACAACGATCTGACCGGCATTGCCGACCTGAACGGCAATGCGTGGGAGTGGGCTACCGGCCTGCGCCTGATGGACGGCGAGATCCAGATCATCCAGCACAACGATGCCGCGCTTGCCACGGCAGACCTGTCCGCAGCAAGCAGCCTGTGGAAAGCCATTGCCACAGACGGCAGCCTCGTGGCACCCGGTTCCTCCGGCACCATCAAGCTGGACTGGCGCAGCAGCAAGTGGACTCTCGTAACGGATGCACTGACTGGTCAGGACGAGAACGGTCACGGCACGGGCTTCAATGCCCTGGCAACCACCCTGTCTGCTGTGCCGCAGATCCTTTACGGCATCGGTGTATACCCGCAGGAGCCGAACGGCGACTATGGCAGCGATGACCTGTGGGCTATTAACAAGGGCGAGCGCATCCCGCTCCGGGGCGGCGGCTGGGGCAGCACTTCCGGCGCGGGCGTGTTCAAGCTGGACCTGTTCAATGCGCGTTCCGGCGCCGGCGGCGGCGTTGGGCGGCGTTCCGCTTTTGTGGGTTCCCTCTGATAAGAGGGGCAAACCGCAAACCGACCGACAGTAAACCGATGGGGCGGCGATAGCCGCCCCTATATTTTGCAGAGCCTGGGAAAATGACATGAACAGTATTGAAAACGAAAAGCTGCAGCAGATGAACACGCCAAACGGAGGCTACCGCCTGAAAGAAGCGGTGAAGGACATGATAAACTACGGAAGCCCCATACTGGTGCAGTTTCCGAGAGTGGAGAAATACGGCCTTGCAAAGCGTATCCGGGAAACGATGTACGATATGCTGCACCTGTGTAACGTGATCCAGAAGAAATACTACAAGCGCGACACCTTGCGTGAGTTCGATACCCTGCTGCTGGATCTGCGGGATTATCTTGACGAGGCGGCGAACCCCAGACTGTACCCGCAGGGTACGGAACCGAAGAAAAAGCGCAAGAAGCGGGCGGACGGTCAAGCACCGGGAGCTCCGCCGCAGCCTGTCACCTGCATCACGATGCACCAATACGCGACATGGAGCAAATATACCGGGGCAATCGGCGGAATGATCGGCAATTACATGAAGTATGTGGAGGACAAGCAGTCCAAATAGGGCTGCTTGCCTTTTTGCATAACCGGGGCCTGACCGTCATTTACGCATCCCGATCCGGGGCGGCAGCTGGAACAACACTTCCAACGCGGGCGTGTTCAAGCTGAACCTGAACAATGCGCGTTCCAACGCCAACGGCAACATTGGGCGGCGTTCCGCTTTTCCCCGCCAGATGAATCACAGCTTGCCTGAAAAGATGGGCTGGATTACGCGGGCAAAAGGGGTCAGGATCCGTCGGCAGCGCCGGGGAGCGCTGCGCGAAAAATTTGTATTCGCATCAAGGCAGACAGTATACCGGGGAGAATGGCCGGAATATCCCACCGCCCGGTGAATGGTGGGGAGTGGCCGTATATGCCACGGGTGCGGAAGGCTGTGAATGAAAACATACAAAAACATCTTTGTCCAGGTGGTGGCTTTCAACAACCTGATGCTGGCGCACTACCACGCCAGCAAGGGCAAGAAGCACCGGGATGAAGTGCTGATCTTTGAGCAGCGCAAAGCAGAATACTGCATCATCCTGGGAAACCGTCTGGTCAAGCAGACCTATAAGGTAGGGTCGTACCGGATCTTCTGGATCCGGCGGCCGGTGCTGCGCATGGCGATGGCGCTACACTACCCCGACCGCGTTGTGCAGTGGGGTATCTACCAAGTTGTATTTCCCATCTTTGATAAAGGCTTTATTTCAGATAGCTATGCCTGCCGTAAGGGCAAAGGCGCACACGCGGCACTGGATAAACTCCAATACTGGATGCGGCAGGCGGACCGTGGCGGCCCGGCCTATACCCTGAAACTGGACGTTTCCAAGTATTTCTACCGGATAGACCATGAGATTCTTTTGAAAATCATTGGGCAGAAGATCACGGATCCCCGCATGATCTGGCTGTTCCGCGCGATCCTGCACAGCGACCAGACAAAGTTCGGTCTGCCGGAGGGCATGAGCGCGGACGAAGTACCGCCAGAGTGCCGGTTGGAGGATACCGGTGTTCCCATCGGGAACCTGACCAGCCAGATGTTCGCAAACATCTATTTGGACGTTCTGGACCAGTATGTGAAGCATACCCTGCACATCCACTGGTACATCCGGTACATGGACGACATTATCATCATCGGGCGCGACAAGCAGGAACTTGCGCACATCCGGGACGAGATCGCCGCATTCCTGCGCCGGGAACTGAATCTTGCTCTGAACCATAAAACCAGCATCCAGCCATTGAAACAGGGCGTGGAGTTTGTGGGCATGAGGGTGTGGCCGACACACCGCCGCCTGCGTCACGCCACGATACGCGGCATCAAGCTGCGGCTGTCGCAGGTGCTGGCACAGTATGAGGCGGGCGAGATCACAGCCGAGAGCGTAGAACGCACCATCGGCAGCTACCGCGGCGTTCTGGGTCATTGCGAGTGCATGGCACTGAAACACAAGCTGAATCAGACATACGGGAAATTCTATATCATCAAAAAAGAAAGAAGTGAGCAGAACAATGGCAATCAAAGCATATTCCTATGCGAAGGACGGGAACAAGGCCCTGAGCAAGAACTTCCACGTCTGGGAGTTTAAGTGCAAAGATGGAAGCGACCCGATCTTTATTGACGATGAGCTTGTGACCCTGCTGCAGAAAATCCGGGATCACTTCGGCAAGGCAGTGAACATCAACAGTGCTTTCCGCACCGCAAGCCACAACGCCAAGCAGAAGAAATCGTCCAAGTACAGCCAGCACCTCTATGGAAAGGCTGCGGACATCTGGATCGCCGGGGTGTCGGTGGATACACTGGCGGCCTACGTCGAAGCTCTGCTGCCCGGAAAGGGCGGCATTGGGCGGTACTATACCGACAACTTTGTACACGTTGACGTGCGGGAGGTAAAAAGCAGATGGGTGATGCAGTAAGGAGCGGGGTTTGCACCATGGTTGGAGTAATCGGCAGTCTGATCGCAAGTCAATTCGGCGGATGGGATGCGGCACTTTCGACGCTGATCCTGTTCATGGCAGTCGATTACATCACGGGGCTTGTGGTTGCTGGGGTTTTCCACGCCAGCCCGAAGAGCAAAGACGGCGCATTGGAATCCCGCGCCGGGTGGAAGGGGTTGTGCCGCAAAGGTGTAACCCTGCTGATCGTGCTGGTGGCCTGCCACCTCGACACGGTGATGGGGTCTAATTTTATCCGGGACGCTACCGTGATCGCGTTCATCGCAAACGAGACGCTGTCCATCATCGAAAATGCTGGCCTGATGGGAGTGCCGATCCCCAAGGCACTGACCGGGGCTATCGAAATCCTGAAACAGAAGTCCGAACAGGACAACATGGAGGAATGAATTATGGGTAACTTCAAAATCTCGACCGCAACTATCGTCCGTACTGCTTGCCTGCTGCTGGCTCTTGCCAATCAGGTGCTTTCTGCGATGGGAAAACCCATCATCCCCATTGAAAGCAGCACCGTGGAGCAGCTTGTGACCGCTGGCATCACCACGGTCACCGCCCTGATCGCATGGTGGAACAATAACAGTTTCACAAAAGAGGCGATTCAGGCGGACAATGTGATGGAGACCCTGAAAAAGCAGGTACGTTGACCTACTACACAGCTGAATAAAGCATAAAGGAACTCCCCGCTGGTGGCCCTCTGACCGGGCCGCTGGTGGGGAGTTTTTTGTTTGTCTGGGAGTTTTGCACAAAGGAAAAGTGCAAAGTGTGGAAAGTTTGCACATTGACAACGGTGCACCGTATAATTTACGCTTAAAACGAAAAGAAACGCCAAAAACGAAAGGAGGAAAACGGCGTGCGAGTGTTCAAACATCTTATGATCACAGACAGAATCCGAATTGAGAAGTGGCTGAAAGATGGATTGAAAGTCAGGGAGATTTCAGAAAAGCTGCGGGTGGACCCATCTACGGTGTACCGTGAATTGAAGCGGGGCAGTTATGACCGGCTGAACGGAACAACGTGGGAACTGATCCCGACATACAGCCCGGACATTGCAGAACAGCGGTATCAAGCACATCTGCGGGAGAAAGGACCAAACCTGAAAATCGGCAAGGACCATGAACTTGCAGAGTACATTGAGCGGACCATTATAGATAAGGACTGCTCACCGGCTGCGGTGTATGGTTACGCACGGGAAGAGGGGCGAATGTTCAAAACACATATATCGGTGCCTACGATATACAGCTACATTAAAAAGGGCGTGTTCCTGAACCTGACACAAAAGGCGCTACCCCGGCATGGAGTGCACAAAGGCGATTACAAAAAGGTCAAAACGAAAGGCCCGACCCGTGCGCCGGCCGGTGAGAGCATCGAAAAGCGCCCGGAAGAAGTAAAGACCCGTGAAGAGTTCGGGCACTGGGAAATGGACACGGTATATTCGGGAAAGAGAAAAAGCACGGTTGCGCTGCTGGTGCTGACAGAGCGAAAGACCCGGAACGAAAATATTATATTGGTGCCGAACCGCCGCGCCGAAACAACCGTGCAGGCCATCAATGCGCTGGAAAAGAAACTGGGGGCAGAGCGATTCAGCGCCATCTATAAAAGCATCACCGTGGACAACGGAACAGAGTTTGCATTGGCCGATCAGTTGGAACAGTCCTGCATCACCGGCGGAAAGCGTACAAAGGTGTATTACTGCCACCCGTATTCTTCCTGGGAGCGGGGCAGCAATGAGAATGTAAATGGCATGATCCGCCGCCGGCACCCGAAAGGCACAGACTTCTCTAAGGTAACAGCAGCAGAAATCGCGGCCACGGAGAACTGGATCAACAGCTACCCCAGAAAGATTCTGGGGTATAAGAGCGCGGGCACCGTCTTTAGAGAATGCCTGCGGGAACTTGGACTGACAGCATAAGAACCAGAGAAACCAGAAATCCTTTGGCAAAATTGAACAATACGGAAAGGCTGCAAGCGGGGCAGACTTGGCGGCCTGTTTGCTTTATGCTAAAATCCACAAAAACAGAGCCGAAAATTTGTTGCATTTAATGCTTTACTTTTCATCCTCCTGAAAAAATAACAAAAACTCTTGCATCTAGGTGGAATTGCTGGTAAAATATAAGTTGTGTGTAATTTTGGAGGGCAGGTTCTGCTCTGTACAACCTCTCAGTCTCGCATTCGCTCGACAGCTCCCCTAGTAGGGGAGCCCTTGGCATTGCGTAAAGCTTTCCCGTTTTGCCAAGGCCTCTCCTACTAGGAGAGGTGGCATTGCGTAGCAATGACGGAGAGGTTGTACAAAGACGAAGCCTGCCCAAGAGCAAGAAACTATGGGAGTTTCCGATGTAAGTGCATCTTTGTTTTGACAAATATCCCCCATCAATTTAGGAGAAATCAATATATGACAAATCGTGAAGAGATCGAGCGCCGCCGGACGTTTGCGATCATCAGCCACCCCGATGCCGGCAAAACGACCCTGACCGAAAAGCTGCTGCTGTACGGTGGAGCCATCAATCAGGCCGGCTCCGTCAAGGGCAAGCAGAGCGCCAAGCACGCTGTGTCCGACTGGATGGACATCGAGAAGCAGCGCGGTATTTCTGTCACTTCCTCTGTCCTGCAGTTCAACTATGCAGGCAAGTGCGTGAACATTCTGGATACCCCGGGCCATCAGGACTTTTCGGAGGATACCTACCGCACCCTGATGGCAGCGGACTCCGCTGTCATGGTCATCGATGCGGCAAAGGGCGTTGAGGCCCAGACCATCAAGCTGTTCAAGGTCTGCACCCTGCGCCACATCCCCATCTTCACCTTCATCAACAAGATGGACCGCGAAGCCCGCGACCCCTTTGAGCTGATGGAGAACATCGAGGAGATCCTGGGCATCAAGACCTACCCCATGAACTGGCCCATCGGCTGCGGCAAGGAGTTCAAGGGCGTGTTTGACCGCAATACCCGCAAGGTGCTGGCTTTCTCCAGCGACGGCCGCGCCAACGGCGTGAAGAAGGTCAACGAGACCGAGGCCGAACTGGGCGATGCCGCACTGGACGAGCTGCTGACCCCCTACCTGCACCAGCAGCTGGTGGACGAGATCGAGCTGCTGGACGGCGCTGCCGAGGAATTTGACCTCGACAAGGTGCTGCGCGGTGAGCTGAGCCCTGTGTTCTTTGGCTCTGCTCTGACCAACTTTGGCGTGGAACCCTTCCTGGAAAACTTCCTGCGGCTCACCCCCACCCCGCTGGCCCGTGTGGACAGCCTGACCGGCGAGCCGGTGGACCCCTGCCGCGACGAGTTCTCGGCCTTCATCTTCAAGATCCAGGCCAACATGAACAAGGCCCACCGTGACCGCATCGCCTTTATGCGCATCTGCTCCGGCAAGTTCGAGCGCGGCATGGAGGCCTACCATGTGCAGGAGGGCAAGAACATCAAGCTGGCCACCGGCACCCAGCTGATGGCGCAGGATCGCGCCATCGTGGATGAGGCCTACGCGGGCGATATCATCGGCCTGTTTGACCCGGGCATCTTCTCCATCGGCGACACCCTGTGCACCGGCAAAAAGAAGGTCGAGTTTGCGGGCATCCCCACCTTCTCGCCGGAGCATTTTGCCCGCATCGAGCAGAAGGACACCATGAAGCGCAAGCAGTTCGTGAAGGGTATGGAGCAGATCGCCCAGGAGGGTGCCATCCAGATCTTCCGCGAAGTCGGCGGCGGCATGGAGGAGGTCGTGGTCGGCGTGGTCGGTGTGCTGCAGCTGGAAGTGCTGGAGTACCGCCTGAACACCGAGTACAACGTGGAGATCCGGATGCAGCAGCTGCCCTTTGAGCAGCTGCGCTGGGTGAAGAACGACCCCGACACCTACAACCTGCGCGACCTGGATCTGACCAGCGATACCAAGGCTGTGGAGGATATGAAGGGCAACCGTCTGCTGCTGTTCACCTCTGATTGGGCCGTCCGCTGGGCCGAGACCCACAACGACACGCTGGAATTGAGTGAGTTCGGCAATATCTGATTGGAAAAAAGAGAGCTGCTGTGCGGAGCTGACTCGCACCGCAGTTCTCTTTTTTATAAAAAGCAAAAATACAACAAAAGATGCCAGCCTCTGTATGAATGGTTCCCATTGCGGGGAACACTGCTGGCATGGAGGGAAACGTATATGGAAAAACTGAACATTGGCCGCAGCGACATCGAAGTGCCTTTTCTGGGCATGGGCACCTGGGCCATCGGCGGCGGCAGCTGGTGGGGCGACAACGATGATGCCCTTTCGGTCAAAGCCATCCAGACTGCTGTGGAGCAGGGCATCCGGTGGATCGACACCGCGCCCATCTACGGCCTGTACCACAGCGAGACCGTGGTGGGCGAGGCCCTGAAGCACATCGACCGGGACAAGGTGGTGCTCTCCACCAAATGCGGCCTGGAGTGGCGGCACGAAACGCCGGTGCTCCACAAGGTCGTGGACGGCACCGCTGTCTACCGGGACCTCTCGGCGCAGAGCATCATTGAGGACGTGGAGGACAGCCTGCGCCGCCTGGGCACCGACCACCTGGATGTGCTGTACACCCACTGGCAGAGCCCGGACCTCGGCCTCTATCCGCTGGAGGAGACCGTGGAGGCCATGATGAAGCTGAAGGAGCAGGGCAAGATCCGCGCCATTGGTGCGTCCAACGTGACGGCGGATCTCATCCGGGGCTACTGCCGGTACGGCCAGCTGGATGTCATTCAGGAGAAGTACAGCCTGCTGACCCGCCGCATCGAAAAGCAGCTCCTGCCCACCTGCAGGGAGCTGGGCGTTTCGGTGCAGGCATACTCCCCGCTGGAGCAGGGTCTGCTCACCGGCAGGGTCACCATGGAGACCACTTTCCCCGAGGGCAGCACCCGGAACAGCAACCCCAGCTTCCAGCCTGCCCGCCGGAAGCAGGCGCTGGACCTGCTGGCCAAGTGGGACGACCTGACCGGGAAATACGACTGCACCATGGCCCAGCTGGTCATTGCCCTGACGGCCCGGATGATCCCCGGCCTGCATGTGCTGTGCGGTGCCCGCACCCCGGAGCAGGTGCTGGACAATGCCGGTGCACTGAATATCAAACTGGACGGCGCGGATGCCGTCCGCATGAAGTGGGACGTGGATGCCATTTCCTGAGCCGGTGCTTCAGAACAAAAGCAGATAACCAAAAAGGGGACACGCCGCCAACAAAAAAACCCCCCCTTTGTGTTTTTTTTTCTCCCTCTG